AATTCTTTTTATTTAAATAAACCAACTTTAACCCACAGCCTTCTTAGCTGGAAGGCCTTGAAGCTCCCTCAGCACCTTATTTTCTGCACGGAGAGCTATCACTTCCCTCTCCAGCTCGTTCATATCAGCCACATTGCTATTGTTTGCTAAAGAAGGCGTTTTCTTATCTGAACTAAAAAACTCAGCAACTTCTACACCTAGGACTTCAGCAAGGTTTTCAACTGTACTAACTTTCACATCAGCACCATTCAGGAGGTTATCCAACGTAGTTCGACTAACCTTCATCTTAGAAGCAATATCAATTTTGCTCAGTTTGTTGGACGTTATAATGTCCACTATTCTTTGCACATTCATATTAAAATCCTTTAAATGTTCAACAAAGTGGGTTAATATATATTAAATATGCCCACTAAACAATACATATCCAAAAAGTTTATTGTACTTTTGCACCGTAAAGTTAGTAAATAAATAAATAAGTACCAAATAAAATTGAAGAAAAATGAAGAAAGATAGCAAAAAATCTCACGATGCACCATTAAGGCTGTTCGTCTGTCCTTTTCACACTGCGCTTACAGAAAGATGGAAAGACCGTGAAGGAAACCTACATGACGGTCAACCTATATGGCATGGAATGGCGGTCAGAATGGGTAGAGACGATGAGGAATACATCAACCTAGCCAAAGTCTGGCACCAAGGAAAAGACCTTCCCAAAAGCTACGATGATTGTATCATTGACTTCGGAGATTCCTCTTATGATGTCGGGCATATCACAGAAGAACCTGATGGGTTTTATGGATGGCGTACCGATTGGGGACTTTATACATTCGAAGAAATAGTTCAATGGGCATACCTCAAAGATATTGTTCCTATCAAATTAAAGAAAGGAGGCAAATAATGAAAAAGAACGAAAATGACAATTTAGTAGCTCACTTCCATTCTCTGTGTGAAGAGAAGAAGTTGAAGGATGAGATTGCCAAACAGCAGAAGCGTCTCTGGCTCAGAACTAAGATTCATGAGATTATTGGAATGCCAGAAAAAAGCACCTTCGAGGAAATCTTTAATTGGATATACCAGGCATCTATCTACGAGTGGGAAGGCATGTTGTATTGCTTCAACTATGCAGCAAAAGCAAGAATCCATTGGGGGGAATACGATGAAGCCTTGAAAGATGCCAAGGAACTTTACTCATTCCTCAAATAGAAACAAAAGAAAGGAGACAAGACAATGCAAAAGATAATGTTCAATGACCAGTACGGTCTCACCCAAGCAGTTCTCGATGGTCGCAAGACCCAGACCCGAAGAATCGCCTACCAAGAACCTTTCAGGCGAAACTTCAACTGCGGTTTCTGCACGGAAGGAAAAGACAAGGGCAAGCTCACCATCAACGATGGAAATGAGATTGTGGCGAAGTCACATTATAAAATAGGTGAAGTCTTGGCAGTCGCACAAAGATACGAGGAAATACCAATGGAACCATCCATTAGGACAATTCTATGCAAACATCCAGGATGGAACAATAAGATGTTCGTCACAGCAAAAGCGATGCCTCATCAAATCAAGATTATCAACATCCGTGTACAGCACCTACAGGACATCAGCACAGATGACTGCATGAAGGAAGGAATTATCTGTAGCCACATCGATGGTATTGACGATGCTTTTTCATACGATGCCACAAATGATAGCAAGCGTAAGAAATGGTGGTATGACTCTCCAAACGTGGCATACTGGATGCTTTGCAACAAACTCCACCTCATTTGGAACTTCAGTACACTCGTCTTTGTTTACGATTTCGAACTAGTAAAATAACAATTCATCATCAATATGAAAGAAGAAACATTACCACTCAGACCTCAGATTAGGGAACTGGCGTTAGGTCAAGCCATCGACTTCCCTATCAAGAGAATGCTATCGGTCAAGAGTAGTTGCACCGACCTCGGTGCCATCTACAGCCGAAAGTTCAAGACCAAGCTCAACCGTGAGCAAGGAGTTATCACAGTTACAAGAATCAAATAAAACAAAATAGTCATGAACCAAACAGTACAAATCCAGTTTGCTGACAAGATGGTCTCATTCGACACATTCCTATCAGCCATACGCAATGTAGTCCAGGAAGAAATTTCCAAGGCTGTAGGCAAGCGACCATTCATCACCCAAGCCAAGGCATTCGATACCTTCGGCAGACGCAATGTAGAACGATGGGTGAAGGAAGGCAAGGTCAAGGTCTTCGGGCGTGGCAAGAACGGCAAGATTACTCGCTACGAATACCGACTGTCCGAGCTGGAAGCCTGTGCCTGTAAAGTTCAAGACTATCTACATCCCACATAGGTAATTTTACTTTTAGAGAATAGACATAAGCTAACATTGCAAACAAGAAAAGCTCGCTGTGAAGCGAAACTTATCGTTGAAACATTCAAAAGGTGCCTGGGCAAATATCCCTGCGAAAACAGCTATTCATCATTAAAAATCTGATAAGTACAAATCCTACTCAGGCACCTTTCTTTTCACGGTCGGCATTGCAATCTTGCATGTAGCCTAGCCCATCGGGGGCGATGTTCATAACAAACGATTGATTGTTTAAATGCTTTTTTACTAGGTTCACCATGATTTCTGCGAAAAAGAACTAAGCAGATAGGCACAAGGGTTCGACTCCCTAACCGACCACCATTACAAACAATATAAAACGATAAAGTTATGAAAACAATTAAGATTATCTTCTGCATTGCCATCTGGCTAGTCCTTGGATGGCTCTGCCTCAGTAAACTCTCACAGGACATCCACGATGAGAATCTGATTTCTCAGATGCCACAGTGTACATACGATGAGATAGTCGATACGCTCACCTCTCGTAATGGCTTCCAGCCTACAGAGCATCAGATAGTAACCTCATATTATGAGCGATTCAAGAAGTAAGAGCACCTATGCAGCTCGCAAGTGCCTCCTCTGCCCAAATGGGCGTAACTGCATCAATGGCAAGTATTGTCTTAAATACAAGATGTACGTGCAGCATCAGGAGAAACTTCTATGTGAATAACTTTTTAAACTAAATAATATGGAACAGAACAACAAACAGACGATGCCATGTTTCGAACTTGGCTACCTTTACGTCTTCAAAGAAGAAGACGAGGACGGAGAGCTGACAATCATCGGCAAGCTCATCGGCAAGAACGAGAGCAAGGACACGCTGACATTCGGCAACCAGTACGAAATCGAGAACGAGAAGTTCGTGACCGACCAAGCCTTCGACCTGCGTATCAGCGTACACGAGGAACTGCGAGAAGCAACAGAGGGCGAAGCCACCACGTTCCAGGAGGCTTTCACTCTCTGGAAGAAGAGCAAGTATCAGCCATCATTCAAGATATTCGATAAGGTTCTTGTGCGTAACAGCGATGAACATAAATGGAGACCAGCAATCTTCGCACGAACACGTATAGGTGAATCCCCATACAAATACAACGCTTTGCTACTATGCACCGGGCACGTAGGTGACTTTATCCAATGCATCCCATACAAAGGAAATGAGAATATGGCATTCACCACAGCCCCATTTTAGGTAACAAGATTAAGCAATATGAATCACGCTAGTTTATTCAGCGGAATCGGTGGCGCAGAGGTCGCTGCATCCATGATGGGATGGCAGAACCTCTTCCATTGCGAGATACAGGAGTTTCCTCGCAAGGTGCTCGACTACTGGTTTCCTAATTCAGAAAGTTATGAAGACATTACCAAAACAGACTTCACAAAGTGGCACGGCAAGGTCGATGTTCTCACAGGAGGATTCCCCTGCCAACCTTTCTCCCTCGCTGGCAGAAGAAAGGGAGCGGACGATAACCGCTACCTCTGGCCACAGATGCTTCGAGCGATACGGCAGATACACCCCACTTGGGTCGTTGGTGAAAACGTTAATGGCATCAAGACGATGGTGGAGTCCTGCCAAGTCACTCAGATGGGACGCACAGACTATCTTTTCGAAGAGAATCACCTATACCGAGAGGAAAGCCGATTCACCCTCGACAAAATCTGTGCAGACCTCGAAGCCGAAGGATATTCCGTCCAACCGATTGTTATTCCAGCTTGTGCCATCGGAGCACCGCACAGAAGAGACCGAGTCTGGATTATTGCCCACCGTTCAGACCCAAGGGCTGAAACAGTGCAACAAGAAAGGCAAGACGGAATTTGTTCCGCTAGACCTTCTACCCACACCCAATGCGATGGACATAGCCCACAAGGACATGGAAATCAACGAGCGAGGGCGAAGAAATCCGAAGAAAGGCAAGACAGACCACAGCCTAGGTCTAGAAGACATGGCAGTGGCAAAGCTCCTTCCTACACCAGTGGCAAGCGACATGGGAGGTGGTCGAACAAACAAGAGTCTTTCACCGAATGCAGCAGAACGCCCAACCTTGGCACTCGCCGCTCGAAAAGGCTTACTTCCCACGCCTTGCAGCATAGAAGCCACCAAGTTCACCAAGACCATCAATCCCAATTCCCAGATGGGGCAAGGTCTAACAGCCTTAGCGGTCAATGGTCTTCTTTCCACTCCTACGGCAATGGAAGTAAAACACTCCAACCGGGTGAAGGGACTGAAAGAACAGGGTGTAAAAGGGATGTACAGCCGAAAGAACGGAGCACTTCGCCCGAATGGGCTGACCGACTTTCTGGATTTCCACTATCTCCTCACGCCAATGGCTGCGGATGGGATGAGGGCGAACATGAATATGCAAGCTCTCAAAAACCACAACAAGGAGAAAGCCAATCTATCGGAGCAGATTGCCCACAAAGTAGGTGGCGGAACTTCCCAACTCAATCCCCTGTTTGTAGAGGAAATGATGGGATTCCCTTTGATGTGGACAGCCTTACCATTTCTTTCCCCAAGTGGCGACAAGAATCCATAAAGGCTTACGGCAATGCCTGGGTGCCACAAGTGGCTTACGAGATATTCCGTGCCATCGAGGCAGAAGAAAACAAATAAATGATAGATTCGTAAATTCTACATTCCAAATAAAAGAAGAATAAATGAAAACAGATGGCTACATATTTACTCCAGAGCTGTTGCAGTGGCGTTACTTCCATCGTCCTGTGGTCGTTCAGGTGCTCATCCATGTGCTCCTCTCCTCCGCTCACAACGAGGCTTCCGCTGCCACCCTCTCCTATCGTGATTTGGCTCTACAGCTCCATACCACGGTCAAGACCATCCGTGTCGCCATCGATGTGCTCATAGCCGAGAAAATCATCACCAAGTGCTCTGCTCCAAGAGCCTCAACTAAACTCTACGTTAACAGTTCTCACCCCCTATCCCACTGCATCATACCGTGGCAAAGAGACCAAGGGGCACAGGTTACGGCACATTTCGGGGCACAGATTGGGGCACAATCTAGGGCACAGATTCAATCTTCCGAAGTTCCTTTAAATAAAGGCGATTCCGAAGATTCAGAAACTAGCAAGGGCACAGATAAGGGCACAGATAAGGGCACGAATAGGGCACAATCTAGGGCACAGAAAAAACAAGGGGCACAGCCAAGGGCACAATCTGGGGCACAGATTTCACACACTGAAACCCCTTTAAATAAAGGTGATTCCGAAGATTTAGAGATAGTCAAGGGCACAGATAAGGACATAGCAAAGGGCACAGAAGTAAGAGAAAAGAAACAAATAAAAGAAAATCTTTCCCCTGAAACCCCTATAAAAGAAAACAAACAAAGAAAAGAGAAAGCCCACCCCCAAACACAAAAAAAAGAAAAAGAAAAAAAGTCGGGGGATGCTGAAACTCAATTCTCGGAAGTGTTAAGGCTCTTCAATCGCCTCTTCCTGGGCACGCAGGTAAAGCCAATCTCGAAGATGACTCCCGACCGCAAGAAGCTAGTCGCCAAGTTTATCTCTGATTACTCCTTCGAGGACATTGAGCCGATGCTTCGCAAGGCACTCGATTCCGACCTTCTATCCGGGCGCAAGGATGGTGGATGCTATATCTCCTTCAACTGGCTCTTCAATCCAAAGAACTACGAGCCTCTGATGGAAGGAACGTTCGACAATCCAACCATCCAAGCCTCGGCAACAGAAAAGAAGCCTTCCAAGCCTCAGCAGAAGAAGACACCTAGCCCACCATCATCTGATGGCAGTCTGTCAATAGGCGAACGCTGGAAACTTGCCCAACAGTCTCAGCAGTCAGCAGAAGCCTACAGAGACAAGGTTAATCGTTCCATCATCTTGGGGCATATCGACAACCTCAAAAAGCATCCGCAAGACAAACAAGCCTTGCAGTCGCTCGAAAGATTCTATCGGGACGGAACTATTCAGCGTCTTGGCATCGAATGGACCCCACCTGTGGAAGAGGAAACGAAAAACCTTCTCGACTTGGACGATAAGACACAAAACTATCTCCAGTCCCTCCTCAGCGACTAAGTGCAAACATAAAGTGACAATTCAAAACTCTAAAAGTTATGGACAAACAAGAATTAATAGACCGTCTCAACGGCAATTATCCCGAGTACACGCAAAAGCCTCAGCACAAGAAGGTGCAGCGTGAAGGTCAGTTGCAGATAGCCTGTGTACGATGGTTTCGACTACAGTACCCGGCTTTCTCCACCCTCCTCTTCCATCCCAAGAACGAGGCAGACGGTGCTACCAGTGGCAAGAAGATAGCCATCAATGCAGCATCGGGCGTGGTCCCAGGCGTTCCCGACCTCATCCTTGCTCTCCCTTCCATGAAGGATGGCAAGACAGGCATCATCTACGAGAACCCAGAAGTTTACTTCGGCTTGGGCATCGAATTGAAGTATGGCAAGACCAACAATCAGTCTGCCAACCAGAAACGCTTCCAGGGCTATTGGCAGTGCGCTGGCTACAAGTACGCCCTCTGTCGTTCTCTCGAAGATTTCATCGAAGTGGTCAAGGCTTACATGCAAGCAGCCGAAGTCAACGCCTTCGAGAAAGTTCGCTCCTATCACCTCATCAATGATGATACTGAGCACAACAAGCAAGTATTAAACAAAATCATTAAAAACAAGAAGTAATATGGAAATCGGATTCATCATCATCATGCTGTGCCTGGTTGTTATGGCCAGCACATTCATCTATCTAGTTTACCACCATGGTCATCGCTCCTGTAAGGGTTGCAAGTTCTTCCGTCCTACGGAAAACAGTAAGTACAGCGGAACATGCAACGGCTTCGGTCATCATCGCTTCCACTGGGAATGCTGTGGAGAATGGAAACGTAAAGCAACCAACCAAGAGGATGAACTTTAAAATCATGCATCTATGGGCAATTACATCAAACAAAGCCTGATGCAGCCAACACCATCAGTTGCTAATCAGGAGAAAATGAGGATGTGCAAGTTCTGTGTACATAGCCACATCAGCGACCTCGGCTACAACCATTGCTGGAAGTCAGATAGTGTTACGTATAATGGAGATTCCCCTACAGGCATCTGCTGTGCATTCAGAGATAATCGGATTTGGAAACCGTATTATTTCTCTGGTCTCATGTCACACTACAGGGGGAACATCTGTTGGGCAAGACCAGTGTATAACTCTCCTAAAAAGGGAAAGAGCCGTATTTTCAAATACGAAGTCATCGACCCGATAGCCTCAACAATAGCAACCCTATTGCCCAAGGAGTTCGCCAAGGAATACATTCCAGCCACTCCTGGCTCCAAACCTCCACATACGATGAAGGAGTATGAGAAATTTGACACTTATTGTTTCGGTGGCTACGACCCACAGCTAACCGAGAACCAAGAGGCAAGAAATTACAATGAAGCTCACTGGCAGGAAATCCTAGCCCAGGAAGCTATCGAAGAACAATTAAAACAAGAAGCAATATGAAAAAAAGATATTTTTACGTAGTCGCATCATTCATGCGCAAAGACGTAGCCAACACATGGCGTAAGGTTGACTTTACCATCATGAAGGATGATGGCTCAGCATTGTTCCCTCTCATGGAGGCTATCAAGGTGATTAATGAAGGATATTCAGAGATTGCTGAACCTGCTACTATCCAGTTTGACAGCTACATAGAAATCAGCAAGGAAGACTATGAAGCTTTCAACAAGCTCAATAATTCAGTCAAAGTGAATAAGTAGCGTATGGAAAGAACAATGAAGACTGTGGATAAGTATTTATCAGATATGAAAAAGTTAGAAACTTTAGTTAAGCGCAATAAACGTTTGATTATTTTGAAAACAAGAAAGATTTGGTAAAAGCCACCGTTCCCAGCGATTCCATCGCTGGTCCCTCAAAAGAATATGAACAAAGTAAGAATATTAAGGAAATGGAAAAGACAATTTATATTCCAGGTGATTTGGTGATGACCAACGGCATTCCTATCGGAACGAAAAAAGGAATTGTTTACCAAGTTACAGAAAGCAATGCTGATAAATGTGCAAAAGTGAAAGATGGAAATGCTTTCACTGAGCTTAAAGGTTCCGTCACTCTTTCCAACTTAAAAGGAAAAACCATTAAAGATGATGGATTCCTGTTTTGTGACAGTGGCGCATGGGTGAAGGATATTGTTCCCATCCCTCTTACTCCTTCCATACTAGAAAAGAACGGCTATAAGCAAATAGTCAATCATAGCTATATTTACCAACATATAGAAAATGATTGCTATGAAATCTGGAAAAATGTGAAGAATTGGACTATGTATTGGAGAGGTGTAAACCTATGTAGTTTCAAATATTTGCATGAGTTACAACATATCCTCTTATTCCTTGGTCTAAATTCAGAAATGGAGGTGTAGCGTATGAATATAAGCTTAACAGAATCAGAATACGATGCTATAAGTTTTGCTTGGTCTCAAATTGCAACAGAGATTGAAGCAAGCTCTGATGATAGTTTTACTATTGAAGCAGGAGAGGCTATCAACCAACTGTCTTCCATACAAGACAAATACAGAGAAGCAAAAAGAAAAAGCGAAATATTCTATGCAGTAAGAGCAAAGTTCAAAGAACGCTTTCCAGAAGCAAGTTCTTCGACTTTAGGGAAACTGGCTAGAAAAGCAATAAAAATTAGTAAAGAAAAGAAGTAAATATGAAGATTCATTTATGTTATTCCTCATCTTGTTGCGCAGCAGATGAGCATGAAACAGGATGTTATCCTCGTTCTTCATTCAAGCCGAAGCCTGAGCTTCCGGCTGGAACAATACTCACAGTCAAGGAGAAATGGCAAAACTTCTACGGAAAATACTACCGCTGTTATCTCCCGGACGAAATGAAGAACAAAGGATATTCCATCCCTTACTACGACATTCCTGCCGACAAAGCAGAAGTAATAGAATTTTAAACATTATAAATTATGGCAATAGTAAATGTAGATTATTCAGAGTTCGAAACCTTGAAGAATCGAGTAAAGGAATTAGAAGAGACCGTAAAAGAGAAGGATAAGACCATCGCTTCCCTCAAAGACGGTTCCAGAGTTATCATCCGCAAGGAAGTGCAAATAGAATACGAGAGATTCAGTGACCCATTTCGTAGAATACATGACTGTACAACAGACCCTTTGTATTCACAAGATGAGAAGCCAAGACGCACTGTTGAGACCTCAGAGTCTTACATTGGCTTTGAGGATGTGCGCATGAAGGTTGAGGAGCACATGAAGGATGAGGTGAAACGTAGCATCCAACAGCGAGACGAATCACGTGCAAATTACGAATCCTCTGTTCAGAGATACAATGAGAAAGAGAAAAAGTTGGCTTACAAGGAAAAGTCTCTCGATGACAAGTACGCCCAAAAGAAAGCTAATCTCATTTCTGAATACAAGGAGAAGGGTAAAGCCCTTGAAGCAGACTATCTTGCCAAAGGCAAGGCATACAAGCAGCAATTGGATGTAGACTACAATAATTACATAAAGAAAGCTGGTCGCTTGCTATCCATCAGTGATAGTGCAAAAGAAGCCCTCTCTCTCCTCAACGCCAATCGCTTCTTCAAGCCAAAGGGCGTAGAAAGCATTCTGGCAAATATAATTCAAAAGTGTGAAGGTTAGCCAATGGACAGAATACAGAACGAAATCAGTAAGCTTCGCCATGAGCAGCACTTGCACGAAAGACTGCAAGAAGCCAAGCTTCGACAGATAAAGCGTGAGCACGATGGCCTCCACAAGTGGATAACCATCACCCCACGCCTCAAACTCCTTTGCCGAATAGACGAGCAAGGCGACCTCCTCCCAGAGGAGCTAGACCGCATCAAGAAAGTTAAACAAACATTAGGTATCAAATAAACTATGAGTGAAGAATCAGCATTATCCTTTCGCAAGCTAGTTTCAGCTATGCGAACCACCGAAAAGGAGTATTGGGCACACCGAGACAAAAAGATGCTTCGCCAATCCATCGAACTGGAAAAGCGTGTCGATGATATTATCTTGAAGGCAGATGGCTCAGCCGTCCCTCAGAACGACAACGGCACATTCTTCCTTCTGGTAGCAGAACTTAGAGCCTCAACCATCCAATATTTCCAAGAGAAGAAGAAGCCACAGCCCGACAAGGAGCTGGTCAACTCCCTCTTCAAGACCATCAAGGAGAAAGAAGCCAAGATAGATAAGATGCTCATTCGCCTCAAAGACGAACAGATAAAGAAAGATGGCTACATCATCCAGTACCACGTCATGGAACGTATGCCAAGAGCACATCAGGCTCGTTCTATCTTTAGTTCCTCGGATGAGCAGCTTGCCAATATAGAGTTGAATGACCACTGCCGCCATCCCGACCCTCCAGGCACCATGTATTTCATCTGCAAGAAATATCTTGGCAAAGACGGAAAACAACTACCTCAGGAAGAGGTAGACAAAATTATTAATAACAAATTAAATTCTTAAGATTATGAACAAGAAAGAAAACAAGCCTCAGGAAGAGGCTAAGACACAAGACAAGTCTCAGAACCAGCCAAAGGAGTCCTTCGTTGGCACAGGTAACGGTTCTTCCCTCCGTTCTCGCACAAGCACCTGGTTCGAGTGCAAGGTGCGCTATGAGAAGACTCAGGACGATGGTAGCGAGAAAATGGTAAACGAGTTGTACGTGGTCGATGCCCTATCCTTCACAGAGGCAGAAGCAAGCATCATTGACAACATGCAGGTCTATGTCTCTGGTGAGTTTAAGGTTGCCAACATCAACCCGACCAACTACAACGAGATTTTCTTCTCAGATATTTGTGACGATGATTTATGGTTTAAGGCACGTTTGGCTTTCATCACCATTGACGAGAAGAGCAACAAGGAGAAGCGTTCCTATGTCAACTATCTTATCCAAGCCAAGTGCATCGAGCGTGCAAAGCGTTACGTTGACGAGGTTATGGGCAAAACCATGATAGACTATGAGTTGAAGAGCCTCAGCGAGACCAAGATTCTTGATGTCTTCGAACATAAAGCATAAGTTGCGCAAGTTATCACTTCTGTTCCGCACAGAAGTGGTAACTTAGCCCACATTATTAATATATAATATAGTACAATATATGAAAAAGTTGAAACGTTTCATCATTTATCTCCGTCTCTGGTTCATCCGCAAGATGGGCTATACCCTCCCATCCCTCAGAGAAGCTACTAGCGTTGTGCCTGGAGAGTTTTACGACCTCTTCGGGCGCATTGTTCGAGCTGTACCCAACAAGGAATCAGCCTCACCACTGGCAAAAGGCAACTTTGAGTATGAGGAAGTACCAGAGCATTGCCTTAACTGCGATTTGTTCAAAGAGCACATTCCTTGCTCCTTCAATCATCGTATGCCCAACGGCTGCGATATTTGCGACAATCATCATTTCGAAATCATCTGCATTAACAGAGGTAACATCTAAAGCATAATGAATATGAAACAGCAGAAGTCAAATTACAAGCTCGACAAAAAGACTGGCCACCTTCTCGAAGTCCCTTCCAAGAAGCAAGTTCGTGAGCACGTAAAGAAGGTACGTGAGCAGACTAGCCAAGAGCCTCAGCAACCAATCACAGTGCATGAGACCCAAGCCGACAAGAATTTCAAGAATGTCCAGAAGGTTCTCGACCGTATGCACGCCAAGGCGAAGCTCCCCGACTTCCTCCACATGGCACGCAAGAAGTTCCTTTCCACCGTCTGCGTTATCAACCACCCAGGCAAGCAGCGTAGCCTCCTCCCCGACAAGAAAGGGCGTTATGTCATGCTCTGCCACCGTAAGATGGCAAAGGTCTTCACTGCCGATGTCTGCCTTCTTGTAAAGATTCAGAAGTCCACCATCGAGAAGCATGAATTGGCACCAGGTGGAGAAGTGATAACGGAGCAGTGGCAAGATGGTAGCTGGAGCATCGTCCCATGCAGAGTGGACAAAAGCAACTACACCACCATTCAGGAAGTTCGTCTTCGCCCATGGTTCTTTTTCCACCGCTATTGGTACGAGATAACCTTTGATGGCAGGGTAGAGCCAGCTATGATGCTGAATGATTACAACCTCAACCCTACCCTACGCAAGAAACATTTCTATGTCACCCGAGAATATGTAAAAGTACGTAACCAGGATGCCGAAAACGACTACTTCCGTTTCTGGCTCCACAAACCTACAGATTATGCAGAACGAGACTGATATATTTATCCTCAACCGTCCACGCCCTCAAAAGCGTGGACTCACCCTCAATAAGAATGGGCGCATCACCTTGCGTTCCTACCCTGTAAAGCTCTTGGGGCTACAGCGAGGCGACAAAATCGTGTTCTTCAGTCTCGGCTCTCAGATGTATATCACCAAGTCCTCCTCGCTTCCTGATGCCATACCTCTCTATGGGCGCAAGGCACAGCTTCACGGTTGCAGTGCTAGCACTGTCAAATGCCTCTTCCTCCACACCCTAGGCGTTCCACCTAACGCCCAAGAAATAGACTTGGTAGTCTCTGACCGTCTAGAGACCATCACCGTAGGCAAAGACACCCTACAGGCATTGGCTGTAGTCAATCGTGCAGACCCATCCCATTGCCGATAATTAAATATTAAACAATACACATTAAACATTAATAAAGATGCAACAATCAATCAGATACAAAGGTCTCAGCCTCACACCCGATGAAATGGCAGTAGAGAACGGTGCGCTATCCCTCTGTGGCAACATAGAGCTGCACGATGGCGCATTGCGCCCTGCCATCGTATCGGGAACAAAAATATCCGGAGCGTTGTGGGTAGATGAAGCTGGCGACACAAAGTTAGTATATATCCATGAAATCAATGGTTGCAAGAATTTCATCGGTTATTATGAAAAAGAAAACTCACTCCATTGGTTCAGTGAAGATGGAGGCTATATGAGTTCAATATTTAGCCTTGGAGAAGGAACATTAAAGTCTGTTAGTTCCATAGGTAACACTCTCGTTATAATCTGTAGTGATGGCATTCACTACGCTCTCTACGAGCGCAACGATGATTCCCATGACGACAATTATCTGTATCTTGGACTTAAGCCACCATTTCTCAACATTCGTTTTTCTGTTGAAAAAAAGGATAATCCAGAGGACTATCCATCTGGCGGCATAGATGCAGAGGGTAGCAAAAATGGGTTTAGAGAAGCATGGCAACAAAGTACCGTATCGTGCGAAGAAGCCTATACCAATGTGAAAGGCGAAACTTGGATTCCTGGCGATGTTTGCGTAGACATTAAGGAGGAAAAAGCTTCCGACTTAACCCAGTCCATATATGCCTTAGTTAATCGTACCAATAATATCATTGCTCGTAATGGTCGCTTCTATGCCAATTTTTTCATTCGCTATTGTTATCGTATGTTTGATGGCAGTATGATTATGCATTCTGCACCTGTATTCATTCCAGTGCAAGTGCCTAATACCTACTTAGTGCAAGCTGCTAATTTTTATTTTCCATCAGATTCTTTTAGCCAGGGTGCTATTAGTGACAGTGATGCTTGGAATGAAGGCAATGCCACTATTAGCTCCGCTATAAATTATGATAACGAAAAAGGATATAATCGGAAGGATAGTAAAGGTACGACATTAGCTGTCCACTTCAAAGGTGCAACTTTTTATTATTATCCACGTAACACATCGCTGCTTTATTTTCTTGCCGATAGTTCTGGTAAAAGCTTGACCGAATTAAAAAAATGGAAGGATGTTATTAAGTCGGTAGACTTTTTCATTACTCCTCCTATAACCAATATAGACACATCTGAGAAAATTAGCAGTTTACAGATTCGCCCACGTTCCTACGCCTTAGGTATGGGGGCTAGGTCTTGTACTTATTATCAGAACAATCCTGCTCGCAAATATGGTTTCGTTACTGTTAAATTCCCTACACTAGCGGATGATATATATAAGAAAAAACTGCAAAACAGTTCTGTTTACTACAAAGTCTGCTCTTTAAACTTGGATAATTTCTGGACACAATCAGGTAGTTATCTCCCAGTCGATAAAAATGCAGTCTATCAAGTTGCTCTGCAAGAGCAGATGAAGGATGACTATAAGACCCATAACTATCTTTATGCCGAAGGTGGATATGTCTATAATCATCGTCTCAATTTATATGGTGTCAAGGAAAAACTTTTTGCGGGCTTCTCCGATGCAGTTCTTTTACCTCAGGCGGAATACATCAAGGTGAAAGGGAAAAATGCTTACTTAGTGAATAAAATCGTTGTCAGGCTCAATACGACCTCAGGTGTCAAGTACGTAGAGCAGGGAGGATTCTTCAACAAAGATGGGTATTATTACTACATCGAGCAATTTCTGTTCTGTAATGCAGCAAAGTTCTACCCAGATTCTAGGGCAGATATGATGTACTTTTTCACAAGTTACAATGACGAAGAAGTGGTATTTGGCTTTCCGCTCACTCCTTGCGAAGAATTGAATGGCTCTATTCACATGGGCACATATCAGGACGATGGGGACGAATACATCGTTACCGCTCCTGAGTATGCCGTTAATGATGTCGTAGAACTATCCAACAAGATTTACACCTCCGAGTCCGATAACGCCTTCTACTTCCCTCTGAATGGCATCAATACCGTGGGTATCGGCACCATCCTGGGCATAGCCTCAACCACAAGGGCACTCTCCCAAGGTCAGTTTGGTCAGTACCCTTTGATGGCGTTCTCCACCGATGGCATCTGGGCGATGGAAGTTTCTTCCCAAGGCACCTATAGCAGCATCCACCCCATCAGTCGTGAGGTTTGCAGCAATCCGAAGTCCATCACCCAGCTAGACCAGTCCGTGCTCTTCGCCACCAATCGCTCCCTCAGTCGCATAGCTGAGTCACAAGTGGCTTCCATGTCCGATGTCTTGGATGGACCAGGCTTCAATATAGTGGGCAACCTTGGCAAGTTCCTCAACTTCTTCAATGATGCCGAAGACGATGATGATACCACCAAGACCATCAAGGCACAGATGCGCCAACTCATAGATTTCACCTCCTCGCCAATCGACTTCTTTCAGCGTTGCCAGGTTATCTATGATTACAAGAACTCTCGCATCTTCTGCCTAGATGTCAGCCAACTGTCCAAGGAAGCCTCAGCCGACACCGTAGCCCTCTGCTATTCCATCAAGGATGAAGCCTGGAGCACCTTCCTCATCAAGAACGTGCTCACAGCCCTCAACTCCTACCCTCACCCCTACATACAGTATCGAGACGGTAGCGTGATAGTTCTTGATAGCGGTTACGATTACGAGGACGAAACAGAGTATCACGGCATCATAGTTACTCGTACCTTGAAGTTCGATGAGGAGAACGCTCCCGATGCCATCACAGGCTACATCCATTCCCTCACCTCTGGCACCGTGCCAGTCATGTGGCTGTATGGTAGCAACGATAACCAAAATTGGCATTACCTAGGTCGCCTAGGTGGCATGAAGTCCAGCTATATGTCCTCCCATAGCTATCGCTTCTTCCGTTTAGCCCTCTATCTTAAGATGAAGTCCATGAATCAGTACTTTGCCACTCGCCTCGAAGTTATCAGGCGTTTCAACAAGTTCTAGCCAGAAAAAATAAGAGCCTTCGCTTTTTCAGGAATCCATCCCGATTTAGCGAAGGCTCTTTCCATAAACACCCAAAATAATGAAGAAAAAGAATAGCCACCGTTCCAGGCGATTCCATCGCCTGGTCCCAGATAGCCTCTTAAGTGAAGCTAGGTCTTCTCAGCGTATAGTTATCCCGGCTCAGCAAGTCGCTCTTGATGTTGTTGTAGTCTGCCGTTGCGCTTTCGCCATACGTTCCTGCCTTGTCGGCAAACTGGTCCATCAGGAATTGGCTCATCACGTAGTCCACGATGTAACGGTGGCAGTGGTTCTTCAAGGCATCCGTCACAGCCACGTTCCAGTTCGGAATCTCCAGTTTCAGCGTCACCGTCTCATAGATGTTTTCCTCCCTGTCCTTACCTGCCTTGCTTACGGTAGCGGTCGTTTCACTCTCTTCACCATCAATGACGGTGGTCACTACCTCCGTCCACGTACCGTTTTTGTTGTCCGTATAGGCATACTTTCGTGTGCCCTTCACCAGTCGTTCCAAGTTGTTGTTGTCCTCCACTCTACCAGTGGTCAGATAACGCTGAGCTGCCAGCTTGATGTTACCTATGGCTTCCGTCACGGCACGATTGATGATACTGCGAGTCTCGTCACTGTCTGGGCTTTCGATGTTGGCTCTGATGTCCTTCTGGGCTTCGTCCACCATTCCCTGGCTCACTACATAGCATCTTGCAAGCACATCATTACATACCTGCTCCATGCCAAAATTCAATGTAATCAATTTTCTATCCATAATTGCAATTATTTGTTTTGATGAAAAATTATCTTAGTTCGTAAGGTGGTCTGCCTCCGCTCCAGTCCACATAGTCTTGGTGGAAATGCTGCGAAACAAAATCAGGATTTCGCTCAGAGCCTTTCACCCCTCTCAGCTCATCCTTGGCTACCTCGTCCTCGTTTCGAGCCTCAGCATCCAATGAATTGCCTTCCTTGACCGCTCCATCGGCACCTCTAGCCTCAGCGTTCAGAGCATTTTGAGTTTTGCCCTCATCATCCCCACCTCTCGCTATAGTACCAGGAGAAGCAACGTTCTTGCCTACATTGTCCGAAGTTCTGGTTTCAGCAGATTGGGCATTCATCTGTTTATCAGAATCATCCTCCACTCTCATTGAAGTAGAAGAACGATTGCTGTCCTTTTTTGCTGCATCATCTTTTCTCTCGGAAGCTGAAGAGGCAGAAGCATTCTTTGCAACACCATCCACAGCCCTTCTCTCTGTAGGCGAAAAATTGCTATTCTTTTCAACCTCATCCCCTACTCTAGCAACAGCATCCACAGCCGAAGAACCATCTTTCACGGTATCGTCAGCGGTTCTTTCAGCCTCAGCAAAGCTAAAGTCCTTCTTTAGCAAAACCTCCTTAATGGCTTCTAGGTCGCTCGCTCCCATGCTAGCATAGTCCGTATGGTTCATGTCTGGGAAGTCACTCAGCCATCCGGCAAGGATAGCATGTACCAGATAGTTCTGTATCTGGTTGGTCAGCACACCGCTCAATCTAGGTGGCCAAGATGCCAAGGTCTTGATGGTGATTGTGAAATCATCAGCCAGTGCCTGTAGGTCAAACTGCTGTGTGGTCGAAGAAGAAAACCTAGCCAAGAAGTTCTCTAGGTCGGTTATCGCTTCCCTATAGTAGATGTCCAGCTTTGCCTCCTCGGCATCACTAGCCCAGACGGTCTGAAAGTCCACCTCTGGGTTATGCTGCGCAATGGTGGCAGATAGTCCCTCTACCACGCCCATCACGCTCTTCTTCACTATTTTAATCGTTATTGTCTTCATACGCTCATTTCTTTCTATGCCATAGCCAAATCAACAAACCAATCACTGCGACTACTAGAGTCCAAATTATCTTGGCAGTGTACTTCCCCAGGGTGATATACTTTTGCTCTGCCTTGGTCAGTTCTCGGCTTAACACCTGTATGGAGTCCTGCTTTATCCGAATCAAGCTATCCTTCTGCACTATCAAGAGTTGATTTTTATCCATCTCCTTGCTCATGGTGGAGATGGAATTCTGCAGCTTCGTTACCTCCTTGGTGTCCCTGTTGGTTACTATAGAGTGCCAGCTTTCCGTTTTGATAGGCTTTCCATTTTGGTCAACGGTGTTCGAAGTGCTATCCTTGGTATGGGTCGTTTCTGTCGAGGATGATGTATATTCCCGATTCTGGTATCTAGCCATCTGCTCGAAGGCAGAGATAAACCGCTCCTGCCAACTGGCATCCAAGCCCTTGCTCACGGTGTTGTCCGTGATATAGTGCTCCTGTGTCACGGTCTTCGTCTTACAGCTCGACAGAAACAATAAAGAGAAATACGCTACCCACACTAACAGATAGATAATTAAATGTTTCGATTTCATAAGCTATGAGATATTAAGTGCTCGCTTTGACCTTTTCAAATACTCTTCGCATTTGTCCAGACCATTGTTGCCACCGTTAATTTTCCGTCTGATTGCTCTCAGATTATCCTCGTCTGCCAATTCATTGCAGCCGAAGGTATCGAATATCCACATCGAAGAACGTGTGGCACCAAGAGGCAGCTCCAACAGTTCGGGGTTCTTCACCACATCATAGCCACAATAATCTGCATACTTGCTGTAGTTGACTCGTCCTGTTATCTGTATCAGCCCACGACCCTTATACCTCACGCCATCACCCTTATGGGTATTGCCCAAGTCCTTACGCCCTTCATAAGCCTTACCGCTGGCTATCTCCTTAGTATATCTCAGTTCACCACTCTCATGGGCAATCTGAGCCAAGTAGTGCGCCCACCTCAAAGGCGTGTTGATTTCAAACTCCTCGGCATACTTATTCAGGTATGGCAGAAACTTCTCTGCTTTTTTCCCTGCATTAGGCATCGCCATCTGCAGCTGCTCCAATCTGATTTCCTTCATTTCCATTTTCTTTATTGTTTTTATATTCTTGGTATTTCTTGAACATCGGAAACTTCTCCACGAAACCTAGTGTCAGTGCATAATAAGCATAGTCCACTAGCCTGTACCAAGGCGAATCTGGCACCAGCATTCGTTTCAGATTCTTCAAGATGTTTGTAGTGAAGAGATAGGTCGCTGCAATGCACACCCACTTCACGCAAAACAGAGCCTCAGCATCCGAATGCAAGAAGTGACCGATGATAAACAGTGCAGCCACCGTCACAAAGAACACCGCACAGCAAACGAAGAACATGCCGAATTTCTTCCAGCTCCATTCCTCACCATTAAACACCGCTGCCACGATGCCAAACACAAGGTTCAGCCCGAACAATACCATCATGGCAATCATAAAATCTCTGATGGGTACTAGCAGACTCAGAAAAGTCCATATCGTCCCAATTAAGTAACCTCGAATATCATTCATTTTCTTTTCCATTTATCCGTCCCCACTCCGTTATGGAAACGATGCAAATTTAAGCCATCATTCCCGATTCTCTGTGATAAGTTGCGCAACTTCAAACGAAAAAAGAGAACGCAAGCCCTTTTTCCTTAGCCTGCATTCTCTTCTTCTGATAGTTTTCTTTTATATATCTCTAGGTGTTATGGAATCATTTCTAGAAGAGCAAATTGATTCTTCACTTTTCGTTCCTCACTCTTCACTTAGTTAAAGTACCCCCACGCCTTGCACTTTCCGTATGGGTTATCATCGTCTCTCAGCCAGTTCACAGCCAAGTCCACCATTTTGTCCATCAGCTGCTCCTCGCTATCATCGGCAAACCATTTCTTCATCAGGTTGTAGTTGTCCGAATACACCATGTTCAGCACCACGGCAAAGTCCCATTGGTTGTAAGGGCGAATCTCGTCCTTCACCGTCTCATATATTTCCTGCGTCTTCGCCATGGTATAGTAAGGAGCACGATGCTCCACCTCCTTATCATCCTCAAACACCATCTTCTTAATTTGAGCCTCAGCGAAGAAGTCATTGAAGTGTCCGTTGCCCACTACCCCATAGATTTCCTTATACAGCAGCAAGAGGTCTTCATCCGTTGCGTGCATAGCCACGAATTTGCCGATTATCTTTGTCACCTGCACCATCTGCTCAGGTGTGGCATCGGTCTGATATTTTGTGATAAGTTCTACTAAGTTCATATCATTCATTCTTTTGTGATTTGACGAATTTGAAAATCTCATCCAGCTTGCTTTCCATCTGGTTGAGCCTTTCGTTTGTTTTCTGTTGGTCACGAAACGAAGTGTCCAGCTCTGCCAGCAGTTCCTTGCACCTCTCCACGGTTTTCTTGTGCTCCTCCACCTTACTCAAAATCTCCTCACTAGCATTCTTCAAGGCGTTCACCTCGTTGATGATGCAGTCCTTGCTCGTAGAGATAAAAAGATTTCCAGCGTAGGCACTCTGCTCAGAATCGGCCACCGCATAGGTATTCTGCTTGCCCTCCTTGGTCTGGATGGTCACGTTCACCTCCATCCTGTTCATGTTCACCGATTGATAGTTCGGCTGCACATTCATCACCTTAGCTTGCTCAAAGCTCAGTGTTGCCCTATCCAGCAGAAAGATAGGATAGTTGCCCTTTAATTCCTTGAATAGCATAACTTCTTCCGTTTATAGATTGATATGCGAGGGAAACGATTACATCCTGCATAACCGTCTCCCTCTTGATTGATTCAAACAGTCTCAACATTAAGTTGTGGCGGTCGTTGTCTTCAATGCTGCGATAAGCGTAGCATTCTGTCGCTGCTGGCTCAATTCCAGTCGGGCATCATTGTAGCGCTGCTGCAAATCCTGCTGCCAGTGGCTGTTAAGCACATCCACAATACGCTGCGTGTTCGCATTCGCATTGGTCTTCAAGTCACAAGCCATCTGGCTCATCTGGAAACCAACGTTAGAGAAGCCTCTTTCCATACCAGTGTTGGTATAGCTAAAGCCCTGCTGCATCTGGTTCACGATGTCCTTCTGGCCAAGCTGGTTCTCATAACCCATCTTGATGATGTTCTGCTGAGTCTGGCAGCAGCAGTCCTTCAACTGCTGAATCATGTTCATATCGCCCAGGTTGATGGCGTTAATCACCTTCTCAGCCGAGTAACCCACCTGACCCGACAAAGTACTGATACCCTGTCTTACATCACAGATAGCACCATTCAGCGCATTGAAGTCACAGTTCAAGTTTGCTGCCAACTGGTTGATGGAACAGCCATTACCCTTGATAGCATCCATAATCATGTTGCTGTTCTGGTTATCGGCAATCTGGCTTCTCAGACTCTGAATCTGGTTCTGCAACTCAACGTTCTGGGCATTCTGTCCGTTTCCGTCCCAGCCATTGCCCCACATACGCTGAGCAAACATCATCCACACCAGGTAGATGAAAGGATTGTTCCATTGGTTAGCGTCATCGTTACGCATCATAGCTGCCATTGCCAAAGGATTGTTGTCACGATTTGCCATCGCTCCAAGCAAACCACCCATCATTGCATCGTTGCAACAAGAGGTAGTCTTAATTACTTCTTCTGCCATAATTCCTAAAGAAATAAAAGTTGTACATTTTGTTTATACTCACATGTAACCGATTACGTGTGCAAAGATACGAGGAATTGGCAAGTCCTTTGATAACTCTGTCACAAAAACTTTTATTCTCTGAATATCAGTGCTTTAACATGAAATAAACCCATATCAAAACCTGCGCATGTATATTTTCGCAAGAATATTGCGTATAATTTAAGGCAAAAATTGTGTGTTTTAGAGCATAAAAAAGAGAGAAGCAATCTCTCGCCTCTCTCTTTTTCTACTTGTTTCTTTTCAGTCTTTTCTTGATAAACTCTCTAACATCCCATTTCTTGAAGAAATGAGAATGGTCCCCAGCGTTCCCCACGCTTTCCAGCTCCCCATCAGCGATAGCCCTTCTTAGGGTAGATTCGCTGATATGCGCCTCCTTCTTCACCTGCCCGGCAGTCATATAAGGATTCAGCATGAATGGAATCTGTTCACAAAGATTGTCCAAATCATCATCGCTCATACCGCAAGCCGTAACCTTCTCCCCATTCTTCTGCTGCTCTGCAGCCTTGAAGCAAGCATCGCTCATCGCCTTCAACGCATTTCCCAGGGTCTCATAATTCAACATTTTTTTCATAATTCTCCAATTTTCTCTGATATTCTCCAAAAATCTCTATTATTCTCCTATTATCTCCAGCAATCTCTATGCGAAGAATTTTCTACCCATCTTCGTCTTATTGATAATCATATCAGAAAAGCCATAGAAATAAAACATACCTGTTACAATCATAACAGTATAGCAGGAGTCCACCATATCATTGGTAGTGTACCAGTTCCATTCCACTATATGTGCAGCATTAATGCCGAAGAAATAGAAGAAAGGAATACGATACCACCAGCACAAAAAGAAAAATCTACTAGCCAGAATTGTCACCATCGGAAGAATATAAACCATAAAATAAATGAAGAGATAACATGGCAAATTTTCTTCGTGAGGAACAAACATTTCTTTGGGATGCTGAGAAAAGTCCCAGATACCATAAGCGTGAAAGAACATAAGGCTTATAGGCATATACTTGCAGTACCACCGGAAGAACTTTAAGATTCTTCTGGAATATCTGTTGCCATGCTTCATAAGCATACCCATCAGCTCAGTAACATCTACGTCCTTTAACAACCGTTGGACTTCGGCTTCTTGTTCTTGTGTCATAGAAAAACCTCCTTTTGTCTATAGTTAATTGTTTATACGTTCTTGATAAAATCAAAAATCTGTAGCAAAATTACAACTTTTTGCTCAAACCAATTCTTTTTGAGCAAAATTTTAAAGTTAAACTTTACTAATATAACAATCTGTAAGCAACAATCACAAATACATCATATATAAAATAAGGTGTAGCCCCATCAAGAGTTACACCTTATTATATTATATCCACTTGATGACTGTATCACCATGATAACCTTTCTTCCAAACGAACCAAGCATAGCTAACAGCACTGCCTCCTCCGTCCTTCATTCTCTGAAACTCTCCATTCTTGGCGCAAAGCACTCTTCGTGAGAATTGCAGCACATACTGAGGAGGATGCTTGCTAAATAGCTCATCATACCTCTTTTGTCCTTCTAGAAAGGTAGTCTTCAAGAACATGATGCAAAGTCCATCATCAGGAAGAAGCTCCAAGCTGTGCTTAATGAAATCCAGGGCATACTTGTATGGCGGATTGGTGAGGATGCAAGTACAATCGTTCGGCAGTTCGGTAGTTTCCAAGAAATCTCTTACCTTCCCATAGCCTCTGTCCACAAGGTCGGTGGAGATTACTTCATGCCCGAAGTCCATCAGTCGGTCAGATAAGCACCCTGTACCACAAGCACACTCCCAAATCTTACGAGGAAGTTGTATAACTGTCACCAGTTTATCAATGGCTATAGGGTCAGTAGCGTAAAAGTCATTACTCTCACGTTCCTTGTCCGTGTGGTTGGATGCTCCCAAAGTCACGAACATACTCTTTCTATTTCCTGTCCAATCCTTCATAGTTTATTCTCCTAACATAGAGTTTACCATCCCTTCGATGGCTTCATCGGTCATGCTCTCTTTGACAGAGGCATCACCGCCTATCGATTTCATCAACATGCCTATCCAAGGATTGTCACTCTCCATGGTGGATTGTATCTGCTCCTTGTAGGCGTCATAAAGCTCGCCGGATTCCTTGAACTCCAAAAGAACCATGCGCAACGCTTTCGTCACGTAATTATCCATCAGCAAGGGATTGTCCCTTGCCGATGAAAGTTTGGTCAGAAGCACTGCCAGTGCTTCATGTAATTGTTTCTTCTTCATATTGTCTTGTTCTTTAATTTACAAAGTCGCGACTTGGAATATTACTCCCCATACTTTGGCTCCTCATACACCAAGTTATGCTCATCTACGTAAGCCTTGGCTTCTGGGTATGTGTCAAACTCTACTGCGGTGGCATCTACTGCTGGGAATACCTCAGCATTGTCACCTTCCTCTGTGAGAGGTAACACCATCTTGGTTTCCTCATGTACTACCTTATACTTCTTCGTTAACTTTTTCATATCTTGTTTCCTTTCTTTACCTTAATGTTAAACTTGAAACCTTATGCAGGATTGATTATAACAGTGTAACCCTTCTGCTGCAAGGTTGCTACTGCATCATCTGATGCCGAGGTGCGAGTACCAGTAGCTGAGATAGTCTTATTTGCTGTTGGTCCAACCTGACACTGTGCTTGGTCTTGCAGCATCTTGTCAACATTGCTATACAGTGAAGCACCTCCCAAAGAAATAATATAGGCGGAGGAAGGACGTGTACTCCATGTAAATACTGAACCTTTATTGTAATATAGACCAACTTCACAACAAGCATCAGGAAGAATAGCCAAGTCACCAGTAAGTTTGCTGAATGATAAACTTATAGTGCTACACTTAGACAGAGTACTCAGAGCACTTATTTCTCCTGTCAGGGGAATCTGTGCGTTAGACAATCCCAGATTGGTCAGAGCTGTAAGATTCTTCAAATTAGCAATATCACCACTAATGTTTGTGTTAGACAATTTCAGAATGGTCAGAGCTGTAAGATTCTTCAAATTAGCAATATCACCACTAAGGTTTGTGTTATTCAACTCTATACGGGTCAGAGCTGTAAGATTCTTCAAATTAGCAATATCACCACTAATGATTGTGTTGCTGAGACCCAAGGAAGTCAGAGCAGTGCTATATTTAAAGAAACCTATATCAGATATTGATTTATTCTTTTGAGAATAAGTAGAATTAGCTTCGTCATAAGTATCATAGTCAAATATAGCAACGAGGGCATACTTATCAAGAATAGCAACTTCAAAATTGCCATTGCTTACATATACTTTCTCGTAGACATTAGGATTCAGAGTAATCTTCTTGCCATTGTTTGCAGTAAGGTTTACATCAGTGAAGTAACCATCACCAATAATTTCCAATACGGTTAACTTGTTGAAGGTGATGCGAAAACCCTGTGTCCAGTGATTAGGAGAATCTATCTTACTGATACCAATACGCATTTCACCTATTCTTAGCAGTGATGTGTTGTCAACACTACCATTTAATTTTGTTACTAAACATCTATTCATAATCTGTAATATTTAAATTATTATTAATTGTTTCTTGTATAATGATACAACTTATCCATGATGGCAATATTTTGCTCAATCCATTTCTGTACCCTGTATATGTTATCACAGTGCTTAAATACTTTAATTGGAGAATAAGCACTAACATTATGGGGAATGTTTTCTGATAAAGCTACAGTAGCCTTGATACACTTGTATTTGAAGTAGCCCATATCAGCATTAAGTCCAAATGACACAACATCACCAACATTGTATGCTTTGGTTGCATTGTAGGTTTCAGATGTATCTGTCTGTAGATTTCCGCTATCATCAAGAACAGCTTCCCAATAGTTGTCTCTTACAACACTATCTGCTATACATGGAGAATCAGACCATTTCTTGTATTCTTCCTTAAAGAAATCTGTACCTATACGCATACACCAGTCTTGAAGAAGTCCTATCATGTGGTCAGCAGAAATTATACCCATATCTGCTAAGATTTTATACCGATTATTTAAGGCATCCATATAGTACTTTAGTATAAACGTTAATGGAAGATTACCATTTGAACCTTGATGATAATTAACTGGTGGCATTATATTCATTCCTAAGAACGAAGCTCCAAAGACACAATCACAATCGTATAATCCTACCCACCATTTAATACCATCATAGGTAAACCACTGCCAATTCTTTCTAGTAGAGTCTCCATCTCTCAAAATATCAATAATGATAAGATAATCAATAAGATTATCTGCATCATAATACTTTTCAAACACTTGCTTGAATGCCTTCAAATCGTCCTCTGTCTTGCTTGATGATTCATAAATTGTTGCAGCATCTTTAATGATATTGAGAGAATTGGCAAAGTCTTGGATATACTTCTTAACCTTGGCAGTCATTTGTAGGTTTTTCTTGATTTTGGATGATATGGCAGTGCCATCAGGAAGTTGTCCTGCCGTTATCCAAGCATCCACTTCTGTCTGTCCTGCTATCTCCTCCTGTTTGATGTCAGCATCATACTTGTTGCCTCCAATGGCATATAGATTCTTTGGATTGCGTATCTCAAAACTATTCTCACCAGTGCCCCAGTTTATCGTGCCATTCCAAAGAGTGTCATAACAGATAATACCATCAAGATGTACATTCTCAGCAGTACCTTTGTCCAAGTGATAGTTGTCGCGGTGTTTCTTCAACTGGAAAGAGAAGATACCGTAGAACTCGCCCTTAAAGTAAACAGCAACAGGGAAACCGTCAGGGAAACATCTTGCTCCTGTATCTGTAAGTAGAGAGTAGTTACCTACATAAGGATTGCCGAGGCTCTTGGTAGTAACTCCTATTTTAGACATGTCGATAAGAGCCTTCTTCCAAGGACGGTCATACATGTTACCCCTTGTACGTACAATCTGGTCATAGAGTTTGTAGGACACTGCACCTACACCACGGAAGAAGTCAGTGTAGTAAGCCTTCATGTGGAAGCTGTCTTGTGGAACCCAATTTCCAATTCTTATTTTAGGTGTATCATCACCTACCCACTCATCATCACAAAAGTCAATAGCTACATTCTTTTTAACGAAATTCATAGAAGAACTGCCCTGAGCATTGAGAATAGCATGTTTCTTGAAATAGTTACCATGCATGTCCCAAAACTCAAGAAAGGCTTTCTTGTTGTCTTGCTTGGTAGTTGGCATAGAGTCTATGTTTGTGATATTGATAATAGCAAAGCGTGGCTCTGGTATCTGGATGAAACTGCATTCACTCCAATCAATAGGCGTTTTAACGTCAAAACCGTTTGCTTTCAAAGCATCTTGGATATTGTTCACACTGTTGCCTTGAAGATTGAGATTTGAAACATCAAGGTTTGTAATTTCCATATCGTGCTCATGCTTTTTGCCATTAGCATCACGATATGACATTACTTTATCCTCTCCATCAGTTGTAATTTCCGTTCTACCCTCAGGGTCTTCAATATGTTCAAACTCCTCTGGAATGGTCTCAGACTTGGCATTATGGATATAATGACTGCCATCATTGTAAGTAGCAGACAGAACCTTTCCGTCTGCATCTTTCTCTACTGCCATATACTCAGGATTCTCCTGCAAAGAAAAAACATCAAGGAGTTCTTTGAGATTGGTATCTATTGTACCTACCTTTTCCTGCAATGATGCAAGGTCTGATTGAAGCTGAGAGATAACTTGCTTCAAGGCATTGACAGCATGGATTTCGCCAATGATTTGTCCGTCTCTTCTGATACCAAGTACTACCTTATCATCTGTATCAAGCCAAGCAGCAAAGTATTCCTCGTTCTGAATGACGTGGTACATTTCATTGAGAGGATTATATGGCTCGCCAGTTGCTCTGTAGAAACCAAAGAGAACCTTATCATCTGAATCCACTATAGCCCATAGGAACTCATCATTCGAGATTACGCTAAATGGAGTATCTTGAATTTCACCTTCCTCATCCTTGATAGCTACCTTTCCAATAGTAGTATTGAGGTTTGCAAGGATGCTTGTCAGTGTCTGAGTATTATCAATGCCAGCAAAGAAGTCCTTCAACTCCTTCAATGTATCAATAGCACTTGTAGTATCATCATCATCACCCAAGAGATTGCGAATCTTATCAGCCAAGATATTTACCTGTGCCTGCAATCTGTCCTCTACTGCACTTGTTTTACCAAATACAGGAGTTCCATCCCACTGAAAACCAAAGAGAAGTTTGTCTTCCGCATCTACCTTGGCAAAGATAAATTCCTCACTCTGAATGTAGCGGAAAGGAGTTTTTACCACAGTACCTTCCTCATCCTTAATCTCTGTATTCTCGGCCAAGTCATCGATACGCTTGCCTGCATTATAGGCAGCGAGAGCATTGGCCACGATAAACCATTTTTCCGTGTTGATAGCATATACCTTGCCATCACGCTCCTCTGCTGGCGGATAGCCAACATTATCATCGGCAATACTCTGGAAAGTACTGCCGTACATAGTCACCTGATTGTCCCGAAAGTATGATACTTCGGCATCATACTCTCCTCTACACACAGGCAAGCTACCAATAATTGTTTGAATTTCTGCCATATTATTACTATTTTAATCTAATTGATGATTCATTATGATTTTACCAGTCGTCCTGTCTTGCATACAAGAAGTTATGCGACTAGTATCACTTGTCGTTCCAATGATACGCCCGGTATCTCTGTCAAAGGAAAGAGAGAAAACATTTCTCTTCAAGTCAGTTCTCACTTGGCTGATTTCCTCATGAAGATACTTTATCTGAGCATTGATAGAAGAAATCTCACGCCCAGCATTTTCCTCCATCTTGGCAAACTTGGGCGTACCATCCCAATGAATACCTGCAAGGAACACATCATTCTTATCCACCATGGCAAAGATAAACTCTTCGTTCACGATGTATTTGAATGGAGTCTTCTCCAAATTGCCTTCTTCATCCTGGATGGCATTCAGCTTGTTAAGAATAGCCTGGTATTCCTGAAAATGCTCATCGTAGGTATCTTCCGCAAAAGAAGTGATATGGTCTTTCGCAACACTACGAATGGCATTACCTATATAGCCTATTGCCGGATTTAATTTTTCTGCCATAATCGAAATTTCGTTTTGTTTAACCTGCCAGTACCCTCACAGTGGTTCCGCTCATATAAACGCCACCACTCTTATACATATAGTAGTCCTTGCCGTTGATAGTGACGGAAGAAGTCTCCATCACGAAAGGAGCACCACCCATCGTGAAGTTGGTAAGTTTCGGAAGAGTCTTAGGCGCAAGGATAATGAAGTTAACATCGTCCTTAGCCGAAGTCTTTGCGTAAGTTCCACTTGCAGACAAACGAGGCGAAAGCTTATTGGCAGCAATGGCTATGTCCGTTTCCTTTGTACCGAATCCATAATAGATAGGCAACACCATTGTCACTTTACTCGATGCCGACTTTACGAGGTCGCCATGCTTTGCGGTGAGGATGATTTGCGTTTCTCCCTCCTTATTCACCTTGATAGTAACTGTATCTGCTTGCTTTACATCAATACTAACAAGAGAACCATCAACAGACAGAGCCAATGCTGTAGGCGTGACTGGCGAACCTTTGCGCTTGATGGAGTAAGTAGCTTTGATGCTCTGCTCACTTCCAGTATACTCTAACAAAGACTTGTCTAAAGACAAAGACACCTCTAGCGGAAAGACCGTATTTTGCAGCTCTGTAAGGTTATCTGTAACAACCTTCTGGCTCATAACCTTATCTGTAGCCGTCCCTGTTTCCTGAACAACAGAAACTTTATCAAACTTCTTGGCAAGTTCCGTGTTCATCGTTTCCTTATCAGCTTTCTTTGCTAAAGCCTCATCCACATCGGTCGTATTAGCCTTGCGATTGATGGCATCCGTAATCGCCTTCTGGCTCACAAGCATAGTTGTGCTAGCACCCAATTCCTGTGCAACGGAAATAAGACTCTGCACAGTCCAAGATTTACCGTCCTCGGTCAGCAGCACATTGATGCCCTGGGCTACATCTTGATTTCCGAAGTTAGCATATTTTCCACCTTGCAGCGCAAAATAAAACATCTTTGCAGCCGTAGTATCAGGCACGGTGTCAGTAGTAGCCACCCCCATATAGGTAGCACCCTTGATGGTCTTGAAATGTTCGATGATATTGGTGATAAGCTCATCCCAGTAGCTATCCCTCTGAGCGTTCACGCACCAAGTTCCTCTGTCCGCATTCCAGTAATGCGCCCAACCATCAATAGCCACGTAGTCACCTTCCACGCCTCCCGAAGGAAACTTTTGGTTCACCTCGTAGATACTACCAAACTCCCCCTTGTAGTGAGGACTTGTTTTGTCTATATCATTAGCCATATCTTGTTAAATTTGTGATAATTGGTTATACTTCTCGCCCAGTTCACTCTCCTTCTTACTTATCAAGAAGATGGAGATGGCACGATAGATGAGATACTTCTTACACTCGTCAGTCAGGGCTAGGATGATTTCCTGGTCTTTCACCGTTTTCCCATCCTCTTCAAGCACATCCTTCACCTTTTGATAAGGAAGGTATGTAAATAGCTCCACTTCATGGTCATACACCTTGTTTGTAGGCATATCATGGTTAGCAGAATACCTTCCGGCAGTCCAGTACATCAGTACTCGCTTTCCTGTAGTAGGCGAAACGGTTATCATGCCCTTCGGCTTCTGCGGTGTCCCCCTAGTCCATCGAGAGGCTTGCATCTGAGCCTCCTTGCTTCCTGGGTCCATCAAAGCCACCAATGAGGAAGACCAACTTTTCAGCCTCAGCTCCACCAGCCTCAGCCAATCATCAGGTATCACAAGGCTACCATGCCCATCAGTGTATTGTGTCTGAATGGCATCATAATCTTGCTTACCGCTTTCATTTAGCGATGCCACTACCCTCTTGGGCTGTAGCATCTGCGGTGGTGCTTGCAGCAAAAGCTGCTGTGCGGCAGTCTCGATAGCTTGTTTCATTTCCTCGTCCGAATCATCGGCAAAGACATCGTTCTGCTCATCATGCTTCACCTCGTCCAACGCTAGGCGCATTTCCTTCACCAGGTCACTCATCAATGCTTCCATAGGCACTATTAACTATAAACTATTAACTAAAAAACTATTTCAACCCCAAGCTCCTTAGCCTTCTCCTTCACCTGCTCAGGTGATTTCAGTTTCCTTACATCCACCTTGTAGGTCTTCTGGAGATAGTTCTTAGCCTTGGTGATATTCTCGAAGCGAAGGGCGTTATCGTCCATCAAGTCCATCGCCTTCCCTATTACCTCATCAAGAGCTTTCTTTGGCTCTGGTTCAGGTTCGCTCTCATCCTTGATGCGTCCAGCCTTCGTTAACGGATGCTTTCTGATGCAGTCAGCCACCTGTTTGTTGTCCGTGAGGTAAGAATAAGCATTGTTACTGCATCGTTCAAACTCCACGCTCTTCACAAGTCCGCTTGGCAGAGTCACCACAAAGATGAGCATACTGTTTGCTACAAATCTATACATATCTTTTGTGTTTATGGGTGAAGGGATAGCGAAGCCTAGTCCGAGGGCTATTGTTCCCATCTAGAGCCTCAACTATCCCCGAGTTTTGATATATGTTAGAAAACTATCAGTTCCCTTTTACGATGATTAAGCAGCCTCCTGAATCTGCTCATCGGTCACACCGTCCTCTGTGAAGGTAGGGCGAGATACACGAGCATGGGCATCAGGGAATGTCAGAACCCAACAGCTATACTCCTCCATTACCACACCTGCGGTATTGCGAATCAGCAAGTCCTTGGCATTAAACTCATTTCGTGACCAAGTACCAAATACATACTTGTCGAGATAACGAGCATCCAAGCAGAAGGCTCTACCATCCATGCCCCAACTGTTGAAGGCATCGTGGCGATAGATGAGAATCTTAGTTCCCATGCTCTCAAACTTCTCGAAGTCGAGTTTCCATCCCTGGTAGTCCTTTTCCGTCTGCGTGATGATGCGCTTATTGCTACGAAGGTTAGCAAATGCCTGATAAATCAAGTTGTCCACGAAGAGCAACTTGGTACGGCTAGAGTTACCTGCACCCTTCAACATGGATGCAATAAACTGGGTCAGCTCCTTCTCGCTAATCACATATTCATATACCTGCTTCTTCTCAACCTTTGTACCGCTAGAACCATCAGGAACGGTTACATCGTGTGTTACAGGAACTAGAGTGCCATCGGCTTGTCTAAACATCTTTGGCTCCCAGTGTCCAATCTGCAAATCCTTACCAGCTTCCCAGAAGATGCCACCCATGGTATAGACAAGACCTACATCCTTGCCACCATTCGACATAGAGCGATAGCCAAACAGTCCGCTCAGCTCCTGACCTTGGCGCATATCGTCCATAGCCATCTTCTCCTGGCGTGTGAAGTCCCACTGTACCTGGGTCTTGCTCATACGGTCGATAAGAGACTCCTCCACCTGCATGATGAATCGCTGGCAATACTGGAAGCTCTTGTCTGGCATAGAGTAGTAGCTACCAGTCTCTACCTCTTTTTCACCAGCAGCTCGTCCCAGTCGCATTACTACAGTACCAGCCTCAATATCTTCAGGAATGTCCCGGTTACCACGACTGGCGTTTTTCTTTCCATTCAACGCATAGCATGTAGGGTTTCCATCGTTATCTACCTCTGTTACACGCAGCTGCAAAGGAATCATCGTACTTCGGTCAGTACCGTTGTCCTGATAGCCAAGACAGCTTTTAATCATAATGATGTCACCAGTACCAAACACTGTCGCATTTTCCACCGTTAGCTTTACAGAGCCACCGTTTGTAGTTTTACTTAACTTCGCTGCAAGTTTTGTTTTGATTGGTCGCTGACCGATGGAATAGTACTCAATGCGGTTACTGTCCACAGGAGTCATTCGCTTCGAGGCTCGAAGAATCTGGTCGATTGGGCAACTCTCCAGCTTCATTTCCACCACGGTAGGGTTCACATGAGCCACATAGTAGTCCCAGTTGTTCATCTTCTCCTGCTGCTCCTGGCTGCCACCCTGCCACTTTGGACCCGTGCCACCAATACCTGGACCGTCTGTTGGACCTGTAGGGCCACCGCCACCTTCACCTTCTGGAATATTAGGAGGAGTTTCCGCCATAGCATAAGAGCTGCCACCACTCAGAATCATGACGAAAATCGCCATCATGAATCCAAACCATTTCTTAAACTGTTTCATAATCTACAATTTTTTAAACTATTAATTATTAACTATAAATTCTTAATTGACAAGAGCTACATTCCAACCATCTGGCTATACACCTGTTCGGTTCGGCTCTTCTCCTTTGGAAGAGAAGGAGCACCACCGCCACCATTGATGTTGATGTTCCGCTTGCCACCCTGTCTTCCATCATGTAGCTGCTTCTGCTGGTCGATTTTCTCGTTCTTGCCACGCTTATAGCCTCTATCCTCGGCATCAGCCACAGCCTTGTCGAAGTCCTTGATTTGGAAGAGACGCAAGAAGTCTGCCTTCTTCAAGCCATACCGGGCAGCACGCCATACGAATCCATCATCATCGTGGTCTTCGCCATCATCGCTACGCTTATACATCCACTCTATCAAGTCCTTGATAGCCTCGGGCTTAATCTTGGCTTCCTTCATGGCAGCATCAAGCTCCTTATCCTCTTGCTCCATGTTGGCTGCAAGAGTCTCCTTGCCCTTGGCTAGCTTCTCGCTCGCATCGAGTTTTTCCTTCTCGCTAGCCTTCAAGCGTTTCCTAGCCTCATCGTCACCATTGATGGCTTCGATGTAGTCTTGTCCTAGTTCGTCTATCAAGTAGTCGATAAGGTTGAAGTCGCCACCATCGGCATTTTTCTTTGTAATGAGACCTGTCACCAGCCCAGGCGCATGAGGATTTTCTTTCAGCATGTTGTTGAAGTCGTCCATCCTTTTCTTGCTTTGGTCGTACTGGTCGTAATCGGTCGCAATTTGGTTATAAACAGCCTCATCATCGTCCATATTCAGGTCGGGATAACGCTGAGCAAGACGCTCTCTGAAAGAATCTCGCTTTGATTTAACATTCTGATTATCAATCGTTTCTTTTGCCATAAACGTTCGTTTTTAATATTTGTGTGCTAAATTAAGCAAAATTTCGCATTACTTTGTGATAAGTTCTGCATCTTGATGAATTAATTTTGTTGGCATGAAACATCTAAATTCCATATCCGAAATTTACCTTAAAAGAGACCAGGAAATGTTTCTGCTCTTTCGTAAGGCCAAGAGGATGGTAGAATATCCTACCACCATGGCTAAGATATGCGATTACATCGCCAAGATGCCAGCCTCTTGTTATTATCTCGCTGATAGCACAGCCTATCGGTATGTTTGCAAGCGCATCAAGGGGGAAAAGCCTAAGTTCGGCAAATACCAAGCCATGAAGGAAAAGCTCTTCGAAGCCTTCTATCAGGATTTCTTGCGCCTCCGTCAGATGGAACAATACAAGGAATACAACACCAAGCATCTTGTGTATGTGTGCCTAGACCTCCCTGCACCCAACATGGGGATGGCTCCTCGCTACATACAGATGAAAATCAACAATTATTTCCGCAATAAGAAAACATCATTCATCACTCGATAAAACTCTCATTCATTATGCGTACATTATATATAACACTCCTCATCGTCCTCCTGATGGCTTTCATCATTCCGCTTCATGCCAACATGGCTGTATCGCCATCAACCCCAATATACTCCCATTTCGTTTACATGTTCGGTCATGCCAACTTCATCCATTGGGCTGTTAATGCCTGGTGCCTCCTTATGGTGCATCGTCAGTTTCGCATCCATCGTGTGCTGGCTTCGTGGCTTGCCTCCGTTGGTCTCTCCTTCCTTTATTATCCGTCCCTCCCGGTCTTGGGCGCATCGGTCATTATCTCCTTCTTCATGGGCTTCACCGCTCCGTGGCTCTACAGGCGAAAACGCTTAGCCTTCTGGCAGATGCTCATCCTCCTAGTGATTGGATGCCTCCTCCCTCACATAGCTGGCATCTATCACCTCATCCTCTTTGCCATCGGATTCATCTATGCCAAGGCAGAAGGATTCATTCGCAAATCTCAAAAACTCAACATTTAACATTCAACACTTAACATTATTATATATAACGGATGCCAGTAGCAAAATCCACATTCAAGGTACGACCTCAGCAGCAACTGTCCGATAAGAAACTCAAAGAGATTCTAGAGGAAGATAAGAGAAGGCTCACAAGCCTCCTCGCTACTTATCGTCCCATTACTGGAGAGAATGCCCCTGGTCTTCGCTTCGAGTGTGTCATTGAGGATTTCTTGAAGGGCAAGAAACTTTGGCTTCCTGTAGAAATGTTGAAGGAAAAGAAGTTCTGCGCCATCATCAAGTGCGGTTCTATCTCTGCCTTCTGCGAGAAGTACATGGCAGACCTGGATCAAGAAAAGGCACGCGATGCAGTATTCCGCTATCTCATCCGTCTGCGCTGCAAGCACGATTTTTATTTCTTCGCCTACGCCTATGCCCGAATCAAGAATAAGGATGGTGGCGATGATATACCTTTCCTTCTCAACCATGCACAGATAGGTCTCACCAAGGATTTCGAACGGCAACGCCTTCATGGTGAGCTGCACAGTATCTTGATTATCCTCTTGAAGTGTCGCCAATGGGGAGGTTCTACTGATACCGAGGTTTACATGTTCTGGATTCAGATGTTCTGGAAGACCAACTGGAATAGCAATATTATCGGTCACCAGTCTTCATCTGCTACCCAGGTGTTCGATATGTACGAGAAATTGGCGAATGCCATCCCTACATGGCTCTACTATGAGATTGGAGAGACATTCAAGGAAGACTCTCGCAAACTCCGCACATCAAGCACTCAGAACAATATCAAGTACCTCATCCCTCGCTCCTGCAAGATACAGACTGGTTCGGCTCGTAACCCTGAGTCCTGCCGTTCTGCCGATGCAGCTATGGCTCACATCACCGAGGAAGCCTTTTTCCCTAACACTACAGAGTGGACTCCACAGAAGGTTGTCAATGCCGCAATCTCGCCTATCAATGTTACGAGACCTTACACCTTCATCGTGCGAGAGACTACCCCAAATGGGCGTGAGAATGAGTTTCATGATGAATGGGTGCGTGCCAACTCTTTCGACAAGGACGGCAATCGCCTTTCCATCTATACCCCTTACTTCGTTCCATGGTTCGACATCGAGAAGTATATCCTTCCTTTCAAGTCTGAGCAAGAAAAGATTAATTTCGTTCTTTGGCTCTACAAGAATCGTGAGGATGAGCAATATCATGGCTCTTACTTCTGGTGGCTTTGGGAAATCAAGGGTGCAACCCTCGAAGGCATCCATTGGTATGTGAATGAGTGCAAGAAGTACAGCGACTTGGATGGCATGCGCCAGGAATATCCTTCCGATGACGTGGAAGCCTTCCTCTTCTCTGGTACTACCGTCTTCGACCCTTACAAGTTGAAGGAGATGGAAGAGGATTGCAAGGGCATCGAGCCTATCATGGTGGGCGACATCGAGGGAGATTCCTACGATGCTGCCGACCCTGCTTGCATGAACAACATCCGTTTCGTGGAACGTTCCGGTGGACCTCTCAAAGTTTGGGCTGGACCCGATAACTCCGAGATTGTCAAGCATCGTTACGTTGTGTCGTGCGATATTGGTGGTTCTCACAAGACCTCCGACTTCTCCGACATCGTGGTGCTCGACCGCTACGATGAAATCTATGGTGGTGTTCCCGAGATAGTAGCCGAATGGCATGGTCACTGCGATGCCGACCAACTCGCCATGCGTTGCGCCCAGATAGCTCATTTCTTTAATGATGCCTTCCTGGTTATCGAGAACAATACCGCTTACTCTCGTATGAACAATACCGAGGGCAACCAGTCTGAGCTGTTCTTCCCTATCCTCATCCCTCTCTACAGTAATCTGTATAGTGCGTCACAGTCCAAGTTGAAGAAGGTGAAGAACATAGAGATGAAATGGGGATTCAATACTAACAAGGCTACCAAGGTGGCAGTAGTGAAGACCATGGCACGCATCATCCGAGACGGTGGCTATATGGAGCGAGAACTTGCAGCCATTGATGAATGCACCTACTTCCTCTATTACAAGCAGAACGACTGCTATGGTGCCATTGCTGGCAAGCACGATGACCGTGTGATGGCTAGAGCTATCGCCCTCTACGTAGAGAAGGATATGCCAGCACCTGAAATCGTTCCATTCCGCTCAAAGGCAGAGATAGAGCGTGAACGCCTCCGCAACCGCCCACCTGTAGTAGCCGAGCTGTCGGGCATAGGTGGTGGCAGCTAGCCCTCTCCCTGAGCCACCGTTCCAGGCGATTCTATCGCCTGTCCATATAAGTTAACAATTAAAAGTAAAAAGAAAAATGAAACAAAGTTATTCAAACCTGCTGCGTAAGATGGTCATAACCATCTACCAGCCTATTGTTACTCGTATCGAACTCTTCCGCTCCACTCGTATGTGGCAGAAGGGAGTGAAAGCCACCCTTGCTAAGTACAAGGAAGGTGGTGCGCCTCGCTTCTACATGCTCTACGACCAGTCGCACAAGGATTGGGCGATTATGACCTACGACCCCAATCGCAAGGGTATGCTCGCCTATAGAAGATTAGTCCAGATGGGCAAATGGAAGGCAACACGCTATTTCAAAAACGTAGAAGACATTAAGGCTGCATCTTTCTACTACACGCCATCCAAGTGGGGTGCCATCGGTTGTGATGCCGACAACAAGGTTAGAGCCAAGAAGTTGAAGCAATGGCAAGAGTATTACATGTATCGTGTTTCCGTTCCGATGGAAAAGCTACGTTCCTACAAGAAGAAATATGGTATAGCTTAAGCCCACACAAAACAAAAGGAAGAGAAAGCCATCACGGTCTCCTCTTCCTTATCTTTTTACCTTTAAACTAAAAACCTATAAACAATCTACTAACTAAAAACTTAAGAGTTTATTATGATTCTAAGAACTTTCCTTTTATGTGCCCGATGATGGCAAAGTTGCCAAGTCATTTACACCATCGCTTGCATCTTTCAAGTGTGTTGCTGGCGTACCTGCCTGCTGCTGTCCTGCTCCTGCTGTAGGCATTTCACCATTCGCTTGCTGCTGCGCTTGCATCGCCTGTAGCTTCTCTAGCTGTTCCTTGAAGTACTTCTTCATTCTGCTAGTACCAGGGAATTGTCCTACGGTCAGCATCGTATATGGGTCCATCTTACCACTAACCATCATCTGCCAAGCCATATCGTTATTAGCATTTCTGATAAGTGGACTGTAAGCGTCCAAGTCGATGGAAACATCTAAATCCATATCCCTCATGGTCTCTGGATTGAAATGTGTCTCGAAATCGTCCCCTGTCAGTTTCACGCTATCCGCTGAGGTACAAAACTCCTGTATGAGATACAGCTTCTTCTTGGCGATTCTCACCTTGAAGTTATTGAAACTCTCCACAAAATCTTGTATTGTGGTAGAAGAACTTTCCCTTTCCAGTTGGTATTGCTTACCGCTAGTGTTGCGATGAACGCCTTGCAGAGCACCCTGCACGCCTGTACCCTCACTTGCCATGGTCTTGGCGAAGTTAACCATGAAGTCAACTCCTGCTGGAATACTCTTGTTGACCAAAGTCTGCGGTGGCTTGCCTCCGTTTTTGGAGTTCCACAAGATGATGCTATCTGTTTTGGTATAATTCACTTGCATTTCATCGATGCTTTGCTTTTCGCTCAGAGCATTCTCATCCACAAGCATCGTACCCTTGGCACCATTCGCTACGATGAAGTTTATCATCATCATATAGTGGTTCAAGGTACGCTGGTTGTTCTCGGCACGCATCGAGAAACTTCTTACCTCGCCATTCAGGCAAGGATATGCCACGAAGGTATATGGCATAATGGAAGTTCTGAAACCGTCTCTCAGAACATAGTAAGGCGATTCCCTCGCATCCAGCAGATAGCCATTCGGAGTTAGGTATCTTCTGTACCAATAGGTCTCAACCTCATCCTTCATTTCGATGGTCTTAAGCTCTGATGGGTCCACATAATAGATAGGCTCACCGTTCTCATCGAGCACAGGCAGACCGTTCTCGTCCTTCATGATGTTGGCTTCCTCTAGCTTCCGCTTCTTCTCCTCGTAGAAAGCTCGTTGGTCGGGAGAGGCATATCCGCTAGTTCCTGCATCCCAGTCATGCACCCAGATGGCTGGTCTAGTCTCCTTCGTCCATATCTCCAATACCCGGTACTTACCGATTACCGAAGAATGGGTGAAATCGTCTATTCCTGCATACTGTGCCTCACCATTCGGGTGATAAGTCTGTTCTGGAGCGAAATGATGCTGTGTCTGTAGATATATCTCGCTCAGTTTGTCCACCTCAGCCTTGCTTCCATCGGTGAAGGTGGCGATTATCTCTCGCCAAGTCAAATCGTGAGCCTCAGCGATAAATTCTATGTCACTCAGGTCATACTTGAAGAAAGGTGGCAACGCTATCTTAAAGATGTCCACCATGTAGTCAAAGATGCCATTCTTGCCATCCTTCCTGCCATAGTAGGTTTTCATGCCCACGAAGGCGAAGACACAGAAGGCATAAAACATTCTGGCATCTAGCTCCTGTCGGTCGTTCAAGTTGTCGTTCTGCCGAAGGTATTCATTGAAGAAATTGATATAGTCCTCCTCGTTGGGGTCTACGGCACTACAAGAGGCTGTACTGCGCTGCTGGCGCACAAGTCCTACGAGAGAAAGCAGCTTGTCACCTATCACATCATATTCCAGTATAGGCATACCCTTCATTTCCATATACTGACGGATGCTTATCTTTCTGCCGTTCCACTCTATCAGTTCTTCCAGCTGTCTGCCCATCACGAAGTCCTGCGCTCGCTTCCACTTCTTTCTCAGCTCTGCGCCATCATAGAAGTATTGGCAAGCCCATTCTATCAGCCGAAGGTTGCTGTCCGTCTGGGCAAACCGCTCCCTGCTCACTCCCTCCAAGGAGTCAGGTCCAGGCTCGGCATAGTTCGAAATATCATTTATAACACGATTATCTGGCATAATTCTTAATTTTTCGCCAAAAATACCGCCTTTTTCTCACTTCTTAGTGATAAGTTGCGCAACTTAACATTACTTTCTCATATTTTCCCCTTATTTTTGTTCCGCAATTCTTTTAAATGTAGAATTTCTAATATATTAGATAGTATGAGTAAATCAATCAATGTTAACGAAGCCTGCGTCATCACCAAGGATGATAAAGGCAACCTCTCCCTGGTAGGCAAGGCGAAAGAAGCCCTCACCACCTTGAAGAAGAATAAGGTTTCCGTCTGCATTCTTCTCTGTGACAACAAGAAGGAGGATGTGGAGAAGTTTCTTAACGACAATAATGTACCATTCTCCTCTATCTACACCAAGGAAGAGACCGACAAGGATGGCAACACAAAGCATGTTGACCCACCAAAGGCAGATGTCACCATCATGCCAAGCTCCAAGGTTATCACCCTTCGAGACGATTGGCAGTGGTGCTTGGATGATATTGCTCACCGTCTTTGGGGAGAAAAAAAGAAAGAAGCTCCAAAGAGTGAACAGCAGAGCATGGACGAAGCCATGAAGCGTTACATCGATTGGGCAAAGCCAAAGAAGGCAGAAGCCAACGGACCCGCCCAGATAGGTTAGTCATCGCTCCAACATCTTCAAAATACGATTTTCATTTTTTTATAAAAATATAATTTATTTGGAATTTAGAATTTTACGACTATCAAAAAGGGACTCGCTGTGAAGCAAGTCCCTTTTCTTTTTCTGAGTATCGAGTAAGCCCTCGTAGCTTTTATCATGCCGGGCTACTCCATTTCATTCAATGTTTCAATCAGCTCCTTTCTGGTCTTGCGAATCTCCACCATTTTGGCGGCATCGTTCTGACCATCCATTTGCTTCTTGGCTTTGTTCATCTTCTTCTTGGCAGCAGAGATAGCCTTTCTAGCTGCAAACAGTCGCTTGTTGTTTTTGCTGTTCTTGAAGGCGTTTGCCTTCGCCTTGTCAACATCCTTCAAGCGTAGATACTCATCGTAGGTCTCCATCGTTCCGTTCCATACAGCCTGTATTCTCCAGTCCTCTGTCACATCCTCAGATTTCGCCTTCATCAAGTACTTATTTTCAGCCTTTTCCATCTCCTTCAAATCATCCTCCCCATTCAGGTAGCTCTGCACCATGTCCAGTGCCTCCTTCTGGGTGAATGCCTTATACTCGCTTTGAGAGAGGAATTTCTTCATCTTCTGGCGCATCTTCTTCTTTTCCGTGATACTCTTAGCCTCATCGAAGCGTTCGCTAGCCACCTGCAATGAAGTAATGCCATCCTTCATTTCTGCACTCTCCAATGCCTTCACGCTACCGATGGCTGCTTTTATCTGCTCCTCTGGGTCAATGCCATTGCGCTCACAGCTCTGGTAGGTCATTACCACGCCTTCCATGTCACCGCTCAGGATGAAGTCCTTGAAGTAGCTCTGAGCCTTCCAAGGAGAGAATCCCTTTGAGGATGGGAAGAAGAAGTCCACCGCCTTAAACTCCTTGTTCTCTTGGCTCGGAATCAAGAACGGTGCCCAGTAGAGCGCATCCTTGTAGAGCAGACCGATGGCCTTGCCATACTTTCTCTGTATCTCTTGGTCGGCATGACTGGCTTGGAAGTCGCTCAGATAGTTTATATCGTCCAAGGTCATTCTCACCATTGGGTTCGCCTTGCCTATCATTCGCTGCACCATAGGACCAGGGAACTCTAGTTCTCCCTTATGGTTGAAGAGATATTCAGGCACCTCTCGGAACTGCTTACCATGTCGGATATACATTTCCGTTCCGTCCGCATATCTGCCCATAAAGATTTTGCTCTGCTGTCCTAGGCTATTTCCCCTCATCAGATAGTCATACCACTTCATGCCATCAGGATAAGCCAGTTCGTAAGGGCTACGGTAGTTAGGATTGGTCTTCCTCAACTCCTCAGCCTTCTTGCGCTCCTTCTCCTCGTCCAGGGCACGGAAGGCGGCATTGATGCCGTTGGCAATAGCCTCGTAGAACACCATGAAGCCCAATCCATAGCAGAGAAGCGAAGAAATCTGTCTAGCCCTTCTGCCCTCGTCTTCTGGAGTAAGATTCTTATGATAGAGTCTCTTGTAATACCCCTTGAAGTTCTCTAAGGTCGCCTCGTTCCATACAGAGCCATATCCTGTGAGTGCAAGGAAGTGGCGAGTAGTAGAAGCGTTCCAGTCTGGTGAAAGAAGAACTCTTCCTGCATAGCGCAAGGTTCGATGGCTGGCACCAAGTACATCCCAGTGCTGACCGCCAAACATATCGTTCACAAACTGACCGTCCTCGTCCAAAGCCCGGCTCAGTTCCTCCTCAGTCCATCCCTTCTTGGCACGTTCCTTGGTTCTATCCGCACGCATACGATAGGTTGCAAGTTTCAGTCCGTCATGCAGGAAATCCCACAAGGCTCTATCCATGCCCTTGTTAATGAGCGAAAGCATCTGCGTTGCCACCTTCAAAGGCATAGTAGCCACAGCCACCGTTCCGGAAATTCCATTTCCGTCCTTCAACTTCTCCTGCACCTTCATCATGCTGTCACGGAAGTTGTCGAACATGTTCTGCACATCCGCTGCTGCATAGTCGTTGGTCGCTCCAAACTTCACCAAGTGGGTTGCAGCCTCTTGGAAGTCCTGCGGATTGGCGAAGCATGGCAGCTGATGATTCTTCATCGTATCGACAAAAATGTACTTCATAAAGTTGGCAAGAGCCTTCTTGGGTCCGAACTCTGTCATGTTCTGCACCATATACACCTCGGTCAATGCTCCGGCATGGAAACCACTAAAACCTAACTCCAGTTTCTTGGCACTTGAAGCCAAAGTGTCAACGGTTTCCCAAAATGGTGAACTTTCATATTGTTCAAATACAATACCAAATCGTTTTGCAGCACTTTTCTGGCGATAAAGAAGGATTTTTTTACCTGTGATGATATTTGGTATTGTATAATCCTTTGCATTTCCTTTATAGACCCATACAGGGCCAATACCCGGAATCTCGAAGTATTTGTATTGCTCCAAGTTGAAAGGTGCAACCGATGAAAGCAGTGGGTCGGAAGAAATAATCTCTCCATCCTCGTTGCGCTCGATTACGTTCAGTCCGCTCACCTCTTGGAGCATCGTCTTGTTAGCCCAAGCCTCGATATTGCTTCTGCTGTAGTAAGCCATCATCTTGGTGATGTCGGTAGTCTTAGGCACAAGTCCCACGCTGACACCCTCCATCAGTGTACTGATAGTTCTTGGCTTCTCGTTAGGGCTTTTTGTGCGCTGTCTGTTCTCCACATACATTGCATAAGCCTGCTTGTCGCTCTTCTCCTTATCCCAGATATGGTTTACATAGTCAACATTATACCCGGTGTCCTCTCTTAAGGTGCGATTATCCTTCAACCAGTCGTAGGTATAGTTATACCAGTCTCTGATAGAATCAAGGGTAGCCTTCATTTCAGGAGAGAGATTCTTGTAATCGATACCCTCAGGCACTATCTGCTGCATCACCAGTGGCAATACATGCTCGCTAAGAATGTCCGTTCCGTCAATAGGAACAAAACCTTCCTCACCCCGATGATTGGCATTGATAGCCTGTGCCATCTTGCTAGCCACCTCACCCACGGCCTGCGGTTCATCATATACTTCCACCTTCTTGCCATCTTTCAGCTCGGTATGCTTCTTCCCAGTCTCAGCAATCAAGTCTGCAACGAAAGGTTGGATAGCCTCAACATCAGCTGGCTGGATATGAATATGTCCCTTATCAAAAGCACCAGTAGCGTTCAAGTCGTGCGCTAGGTCACGCAATCTTCTAGGTGCCTCTATTATATAAGGTATAGCCTCAGCTAGCTTTTCAGCCTTGTTTGGCTTGCCTTGGTAGTCGGAAAGCAATTTATCGAAAGCACCGCTCTCAGCCATCTTCTCGATGCTGTTCTTCACATCATTGATATAGATGGCATCGTCTGCGCTAGCCTCCTCCATATTCTTTCTACGATGGATAACCGCATGTTTCACGGTGGTTGCAGCTCCCTCCTTGCTCACATCGGTACTAGTCACCTCTGCCAAGTCCTGCATCACTTCCTGCTCCAAGGCATCAGCCTCTGGATTGGTCTCGGCTGGGTATATCTTGCCCTCGTACAAGTCTAGGTCGGCATCGTTCTGCTCGTTCAGTTCGTGTCTAGTCAGCCAGTCCTCATACTTCTGTCTAGCCTCGTCCTGCTTCTGCTTCTCGAAGGAGAACATATCAGGCATAGGGTTCTCCTTATCGCCCATGGCATCGTTCCATTTCTCCCACTCCTTATAGCGGTTCATAAAGGCATCATCGCTTTCGCCTTCCTTGCGCTCTGGGCGAAGTGGCATTTCCTCGCCTCTCAGTCCATGGCTATCACGCCACTCCTTGTTAAGGCGTTCCCATTCCTTCTTGCCCTCGGCATCCTTATCGAAGTCATAGAACATAGGTGGCTCTGGGTCTTCCTTATCCTCTCGGGCTTCCTTCCATCGCTTCCATTCCATCACTCGCTTCATGTATTGGATGGCACTCTCGCCCTTCTTCTGTCTCGGCTTGCCCTTGCCAGCACCATCAGCTAGCGCATCCTTGATTTCGGCATTGCTAGCCTGTGCCATCATAGCCTCCTGCTTCTCCTTCGGCATATTGTCCCAAACGTGCAGAGCCTTGCCAGCCTTCATCAGGTAGTATCTCAAATCCTTGTCATTGAGAAGTCCCGGTACTCGAACACCCAGTTTCTTAAGCACCTTGATGAGATAATGCTTAATCTTAGTCCACAGAGAAAAGTCCTCAGCAGTCTTAGGACCCTCCTCAGCAAGATGGGCGATATACTCCTGCGTGCCGATATTGATGCGGTCAGGATTGTTCCAACCTGTATCATACTGATAAGCGAAGTCGAGAATCTTGCCCCTCGTCTTCTTATCTACAGACTTATATACGAAGTCCGCAAACTTTCTCACGCCCTGCTCACCACCAAGCAGCACTTCCATACCCTCATGTCCTATCTTCTCATGGAAGACGGTTCTCTGAGCCTCATCGGCATCAGTACAGTTAGGCAGATACACATGCACGCTATGAGTCTCCGGGTCGTACCATCCCTTGGCTCCCTGCTCCACCTCTGAGCGATATTCCTCAGGCACATCATCCAAAGAAGAATAAACAGTAGCCTCAGCACCACCCAGCTTATTGGCTGTATTCACCACCGAATCAGCAACTTTTCCCATATTTTCTATAGAAATACCTTCGGAATTACCCAAAACATCACCAAAATTGTGCTTCAAAAGCAAATTTTCTTCTGGAAATTGATTGTTTTCAAAAGAATTTATTACCTTTGCAATGCGTTTGAGGGAAAGACCAACCGAGTGCACGTTGGATGCATTGTTCGTCAGCCACTCAGACGCTTTTTTCGTATCTGCCCATCGGCAAAGATTCTTATCCAGTCCCAATCCATTTGGATTTTTACTGTCAAACCAGTTAGCAATTCTCACACTACTATCCTTACCATAAAGGCTGATAATACTGTTCACCTCTGCATAATTGCGTCCTCTGAGTTTACGAAGACCAAGAACAGCAATAATGGAATGTCCCTTACCATCCTTCAACTCTGTAAGAATAACCTTACGTCCATCCTCATACTCACTATCGAATATAGCTACCGGGCGTTGAATGGCTACCGGAAGATTCTTCACAGAGTTCAAATCAAATGGATGATTACTCTTGTAGTCTTTGCTCGACTTTACTTCAAGAGTTCTGCTAGAAAGTTCAATAGGCAAATCTTCGATTCCTGCGAACTTCAAGGCAGAGCTAGGCTTACCCAACTGATAATTGTAGCCCTTAGGCAAAGTTCCTGCTATCTGCTTATCTAAGGCTTCGTTGAAATCATTGTTTATCTTTCTTTGTCCTCTGACAAAAGGAGCACTATCAGCAAAGCTCATCTTCACATTAGCCTTCTTACCGTACACCTTGGAATAATGCACACCATCATTCTCACCTCCTACGATTCTGCCTCTGTTATCGGTCTCCACAAACGGAACACCTCGCTTCTCTAACTCTTTTCTCAGACTTGGAGTAACCACATTCGAAGGCATAGTGATATTCTTGCCCTTGAACATATCATTGACGATAACATCAGCCACCTCGCTGTCAGGCACAATACGCACAGGCTTATCCCAACGAGAAAGCACCACCTTGCGCTTGCCTGTCAGCTGTCCTTGGATGATACCAGCCTTCCATTCTACTTCGCCCACGGCATCCTTGGCTTTATCAGCCTTGTAGCCACTGGTCAGCTCGCTCTTTGGCACCTCAACCTCTACCGTCACGATATTAGGGCGATTCTGAGCCTCGCTAAACTGGTCATTCAGTGGAGTGCGAGAAGTATGAAGGTAAGGATTGTAAGCAGCCTTAAGCGACTTTCCATTACCCTTGTTGAGGGTAAACATACCCTTATCATCAGCAAGCTCTGGTCGCTCGTCTGCCTGTTCCCACTTACCGAGTTCGATAGGTTGCACAAACTTGCCCTTCACCTTTGCAGCCATCGGTGGATAGAGTTTTCCATCCTCGCCTACCTGCATGGCACGATAAACCTTCACCGTGTCTTCTTTATCCAGCTTCTTGATGGTCTCAGGGTCTTTCACAATGCTATAGCTAGCATTATTACCATTCATTACGATTTGCTCGTCTCGGTTCACGTCCTCAGTTTCAGATGCCAAGGAGTTTCTGCGCTCCTCAGGAGTCATCCACATTCGCTTCATAACGTTTCGAGCCTCAACCTCACCTGCAAGAGACTGATATTGTTCAAAAGCCGACTTCTTTCTGCCTTCATTTACATAATAATCATAATTCTCCTTGAAGAGTTTTTCATCTCCATTCATCATGCCAAGCATACCTTTCAAGTTCTTGAAATATTCATCCCAAGACTTACCAAATTCACTTCTGAATTGTTGATATTCAGGAGTACTACCATTTATAATGCCTATAACTGTCCCTGCATCATTGTTGCCAAACTTATCTTTCACAAGTTCATCAAAAGTAGCATATTGGGATTCCAATTCAGATGGATCTTGGAATTGCTCAGGATTTCCACCCTCAGCAAAACCCTCTATATCCTGGATAGCATGCTGAATCTCATGAGCAAGAGTCAATTTGCCTTCATGATTCAAAGCTACTTGTGTACCTTCAAATCGAACATCTTTTTTAGATGGAATTGAGTTTCCCAAGCGTACCAACTCTGCTACCTTTGGATTTCCTTTCTCCAGTTCTCTAAAATAGCTATCCTCTTTTAGTTCTTCCTCTGTATAGCCACCATAAGCATCTATCGCATCATCCGCAAGTTCTTTGTCTTTTCCCGTAAGAGAGTCCCAAAAATTATGAAACTTTTCAAGAGCTGCCTTTATTTCCTTAGCATTGGAAGGCTGAGAATACTTACTATCAATAGATACTGCATTCGTTCTTAATGCAATATTATTATGAAGCTTGTCATACATACCTTCGAAAGCAGTATTTCCAACTAACAGAATATCAATATTCTTCAAACTAGGATAAGCAGCAAACAAGTTCTTGTCATCAATCAAATCAGACAATTTGCATAAAGGCTCCTTATAAGGAGAATAAGGCCCTACATGCGATATATCTATATCAACATCTACGGTAATCGGCTTGTCAGCCTTGAAATCCGGCATTTCATATCTCCACTTGCCATCAGCACCACGTTCCCAACCAGTAGCATATTTTATAGCTATAGGTTTTAACGCATGTTCTTCCATGACTTTCGCCACCTTCAAGTTATCCATGCGATAGGTCTTTTCCTCAGCCTTATCAGCCTCAGCCGCACCCTTCTCGCCAGCAAACATGAAGCGGATACCTTCTTTGCTGCTCACAGCCTCATCAAAGGCACGCTGTCTGTCACCTTCCACCTGTGGGTCGTAGTCATACAAGGTCAACCCCGATTTTTCGAGTCCCTTGCGCACATCCTTACCCAAATTGTTAGGCACAACAGCAGCCACAAATTCATTAAGATGAACTGGGCGGTTAAATTTTGTCTCGAAATAGGCACTCTTCAATTCGTTCTGCACAGCATTCTTAAGAGAATCCAGCTTCTTCATGAAGGAAGGAGTAAGAGTGATGCCATATTCTTTCTTGGCATACTTCCTAGGGTCTGCCTGCGATACGATGTCATGAAGACGTTGCTCGCCATAGAACACATCATTATACAAAGACTTGGCAAGGTCGTAATACACGCTCTCCCATTTTTCGTAGAACTCTTCCTTATCCTTATTAGAAGACAACTTATCCTTGTTGGCACGCATTTCGTCTGTAGAATCAACACGGCTAGCCAATTTGGCGATAAAGCTACCAAACGAGGTATATTCACTTCCATTTGTCTGCCCATCTGCATCCTCTCTCATAGCCTTTGACACATTTTCAAGAGTCTCAGGCACATACTTTCGGGAACCATCATTCTTATAGCCACGGAAGATACGGTTCTTCGTTCCGAACTCATCCAGTTTGTTCTCCTGCCATCTGATGTAATCATCATAAAGACCATTCTTGTTGACGTAATTACTAGCCTTCACCTTAGACCGATAGAAGTCATACTTCTTGGTATCGTTGTGTTCCTTCACAATATCCTCAACAACCTTCTTCACATCTTTTTTTCTTGGACTGCCGTCCTTGTTAAGCAAGGTTGGCGCATAGTCACGCTCAAAGATTTCCTTAGTCTGTTTTCTTACTTGTGGATTGATAGGGCTAGCCTTAACGCCAGTCTCCTTATACATCTTTCTTCTTACCTCCAAAGAAACCTTTTCCCAAGTAGGATGGATGATGGCATGCTTAGCCAGACTTGTAACCTTTTCATTCAGTTCAGGGTCAGTCTTCATACTATTCAGAATATCCTCAGCAGTAGGATGGTCACTGATAATCTCTTTCCAGCGATAATCAATTCTAGAATCATACTCCTTAATGTCAATACCCTTTTCCTTTAAATACATCAACTCCCAAGCAGGAGCATTATTATTGCTCAGGGCATCTTCTGCCTGCCTCTTAATCTCAGCCTTAGCTTCACTTGGGTATTCAAGGCTATCAACCCAGTCATTAAACTTCTGTCTGCCCTTTTCGCTCATTTCACGCTCTACGGAAGGATAACGCTGAGTATAGGCATCAGTTATCCAAGTACCACCAGTCTTGCCAGTACGCTTATCCACAAGAGCAGAAGGAGCAATGAAGGAAATCTCTCCAAAGTTATCATGAGCACTCTTGCTTGTATCTATCACTGCCAAAGAAGGGTTGGCCAAACCGCCCAACTTCAAAGCCTTTCTCAGCTTCTCCTCTGTAATATTATGCACTCCGGCAAGAGTTTTATCATCTTTCTTAGCCTTCTTCTCGTTCAGCACGGTACGTGGGTCCACTCCCTGCGCCAAGTCTCTCAGCACAAGGTTACGAATATCCTCCAAGGTCATTTTCTTAATGTCCTCAGGCTTCCACTTCGTAAATGTATCAAGAGTCCAATACCAGAACTTCTTCAACCAATTCTTCAATCGGTTGATGATAGTAAGCTCTTTAGCAGTGTCTAACGGATTTTCCTTAATGGCATCCTTCGCCATCTGTTCCAAGATGGCAGCACCGTCCTCACCGGTCAGACGAGCAAAAGCCTCATCGCAAATCTCATCATCGCTCAGGTGCTTATAGTTAGGGTCCTCCTTCAAATCAGCAAAAAGTTGTGTCTGCTTAATCAACTCATCGCCATGGGAAATAAGCTCCGGATTCATTTCCTTGGCAGCAGTGCGCCAAAGATGCTGATACTCATGGATAGGAGTATTAGGATTCAGATGCTCCTGGTTCAGCACAATCTCCTTGCCATCAGTGTAGCCATAAACCACACCCTTATTCTGGGCAAACTTGGTTCGATCAACTATTTTCATATCCTCAGGCTTGAAGATAACATAGTTGGTATCGCCCTTTTTAGCACCACCGAAGTTACGTCCAGCCTTGTACTTAATGCCAGTAAAGCCAACAGAAGATAGGAACTTGCTTATTCCTTTAGTTATTTCAGGCAAATCATACTCTGTTCCAGTTAACCCAATATACAGAGTACTATTGTAAACATTTTCGCCAGTTCTCTCTAAAGACTGACCTTTGCTTTCTAACTTCTTAATATCTACACCAAGATGCTCCAACCCTTCACGAATGGCATCCTGCTGCTTTTTACTCAAAGGCTTATCCCAATCCAGATAGTTGCTACCATTATCATCAGGTATATCCACCTCATAGAGATTATGGTATGGCTCAGCCAACTTCTTCATTTCATTGTAGTAGTCAATCTTTTCCTGCTCTGTGAACTTGTCATTCATGGCTATTTGCTTATCACCATGCAGGAATGATTCTAGAGTAGGATATTTCTTGGCGAACCTTGTACCATTGGAATGCTGAATGCGATAATATGCCCTAGAAGGGTCATTGTCCATCAGAGTAGCATAATTCTTTCCTATCTTCTTAGATGATGTAACATAGCCACCCCAACCAAATGCTTGTGAACCTTCACCCTCACCCATGTGGTCGAAGTCAAACTCAGAAAAGCTAGCACCAGTACCATGATAAGTGCGCAAGAATCTCACTCCAGGCTGTACAATAGCCTTCAACTGTCTATCCAAATCCTTATATCTAGCAAACAAGGAATCAAGCTTATCTTGATATTTCTCAATAGCCTTATAATCAAACTCCCTCCAAACATCATCAGGAATATCGTTTTCAGAAGCCAGTCCATGCTCATCCATGTACTCCTTCATCAACTGATTTTGATACTCCTTACGTTCCTGCCCGGTTGACTTATAAGCCTCCTCAGTCTCCTTAATCTGCTTCTTCAATTCATCCTTCTTACTAGTCTGAGCAGCTATCTTATATGGGTCAAACTCCGAAGGGAAAGAGCCAGTAAGCCCAGCCACATTGTCCTCAAAGCTCTTGTCGAGATTGAAAACCTTGTAGTTTCCCCACATCAGCCTATTCAGGTAGGTACGTTCCTTTCTTGCCAGTTCCTGCTTCTGATAGTACTCCGGCATCTTATTCGGATTGCTCATATCCACCACGGCATACTGCGCCCATTTGTTTGGTCGCAAATCCTTGGCAAAGTTATAAGCATTCTCGGCAGCCTGCTTTTCCTCAGGAGTCTTAATCTTAAATCTCATTTCAGGCTGATTCAGCAGCATGGCAAGATTCAGATTATCCTGCGCCTCAGCCACCTTCTCCATATCCTCGTTGCTTATCACCCTTACAGGTATTCCAGCCTTCTTAAGCATAGCAGAAACGGCATCAAAAGCCACCTTCTGCGCCTCCGTCATTTCCGAATGCTTCACCTCCTTCACATCGCGATTAAAAGAAGCAAGTGGCACAATTTTATGCACGCCAACAGCCGTTAAATAGCCCTGTGCGTTAAAGCGAGGGTTCAACTCGTATGCACAAGCATTTTCTTTGTCTACCCAAGAAACACCCTGGCGATACTTCTTTGTACCAAACCATTTCTTTTCGCTTGGATAGAGTTTATCCCCATTGATGTTAGAAGAAAGCACAGTATACCCATACTCTGGCTTGTCTTCTCTATCTTGGTGGAAATTAAGCAAACGCTCTGCAAACTTCTGCATCTTAGGCTTATCTTCCTCCGAAGGATGCACATCATTCTCGTATGTATATTCCATATCTGAAATAAAGTCCTGATGAGCACCTTTCTTAATCATTGCATAGTCAGCAAATGGCTTAGTCTTGCGGTCGGAAGACTCTAACCACTTGTCGAAGGTAGCCTTTGGCACAGCAGTAACCTTACCAAGTCCCTTCCAGTCCTTGGAATAGTTGGCAAGATAAGCCTCTGTAGCAGCCTCCTCAGAAGGATAGCCATACATCACCTTATGCTCGTCAAACTCACCAGTCTCTGGGTTCACCTGGTCAACAACATAAACGTTACCATCAAAAGAATCAAGGTCAGCAGCATCATTGATGAACATGTCGATATGGTCACCATCCACGCCAATCTTGCCCAAGATGTAGCCATAGGTGTCGTGCATGGTCACGCTCCAAGGCTTGCCCTGCTCGTCCTTACCGCTACGTGTCGTGCCCTTCGGTGTCTCTACAGTAAAGTCATAGCCACCAAATGACAAATGTCCCTTCTTATAGTTACCTGCCTTCTTCTGAGCCTCAGAAGGGTTAGGCTCAGTCTCGGCAATGGCATTCTTTAAACGTTCTCCGAAGGATGCTTCTTGCGGTAGATGTGCGCCTCGAACAACTGAGCCTTCGCCACGTTCCAAGCTGCCAGTCTCTTGTCGCCCTGTGCGTCCGCTATCAGTGCTCTCTCCAGTCTCGGACTGAGAAGGTGCTTCTCTGTCACTAATTTCTTCGCCTTGGCGATTTCCTTCAACAACTCCTCTCCGTGAAGAGTCGCTACCCAGGCCACCGCCTCCTCCATATCCTTCTTCATTGCTTCTGTCATCATAATCTGCTATTTCTGGTAAAATTGATTTAACATATTCTTTATACTCACGCTCACGTTCCTCAGCCTCCATCATACGGTCGTATTCCATGCCTTCGATGGCGTTAAGTTCGCTTTCAGAAGGCAAAGATAATATTTTATCTTGAATATACGAATTATATTCTTCGATTTCTGCCTGTCTTTCGATGATTTCACGCTCTTTCTGGGCTTCATACCATTCTTCCTCTGCCGAAAGTTCCTCCTCTGCTGCGGCAATTCGGTTCATAAGTGCCACGTTACGCATATCCTTCACGTTGTCGTAGGACTTGAACATATCCAGCAAGGTGTTTCTCACGTCTTGGTCAGAATAGCCCAATTCTTGCAAGTTGATAGGAAGGTCATTGTACACTCTCACGGCAAACTCGTTAACCGACAAACCTGTGCCTTTCTTGGCAATAAGATAATTGAACTTATTAGAATCATACCGCTTGCCAATACCAAACTTGAAATTACTCTTGCCCAACTCATATTGAAGAGATTCCGGATTCAAGCTATGTGGACTCAAAGATTCAGATACAGCCTCTTCCAAAGTCTGAGGCGTTAAGTCCATAACATCAATAGAAGCATCCTTGTATATCTCTTTGATTGACCCAAGGTCATTCTTCTTCAACGCATCAGCCACAAGAACCTTGCGCTGCTCTGAAGGAGTCAATTCTTCCATCGCCTTGGCTCTCTCCTCCTTATTCTCTGCACTATATAGAGTATTGAGCAACTTATCCTGTGCCTTCAAATCCTTTGCCGATGCAGATAGATTAGCCTGTCTAGCCTCTAACTGTGCCTTGGTAGTGTTCAACTCCTTCAACTGGTCAGCCGAATAATCAATATCACCATTCATATATTGCTCCAGGGCTTCATTAATATCATCTATCTGTGGCTGCACCTCATCGTTCTGAATATGATAGATGCGCTTACGCTCAGAGGCAATATAATTGCTAGCCTCATCCATGGTTGGATATTGCTTCTTCAATTCTTTATTGTCTAGCACAGCCACCTCACGCTCATCAGCAGATGTAATTGCGTTCTCGTCCACACCTGCCTTATCGATTTCAGCCTTGCGCTCATTCTTCAAGGTTCTAGCCTCCTCTGGAGTCATAACCTCCTTGCGGATAGCATTCCAGTTCTTATAACGAGTTTCAAGGTCGGCAATCTGCTCATTAACAAGTGCCAAGTCGTTCTCCACCTTCTGAGTCTTCTCTGGGTCCAAGTCGGCATTGAGAGATAGCCAGTCCTCATATTCAGATGCAGCCTTTCTCTTGTTATCCAACTGTTCCTTGATGTCAGAACGGCTACCACTGATAAGGTTCATCAGTTTACCATGGTCATTGCCAAATTGCTCCTGTAGATACTCAGCTGCCACCTTTGGCTCTGTGTCCTTAGAGGAATAATCAGGCTGTCCCATGCCCAAACCTACGATACCTTCATTATATCGTTGCTTCTTATCTGCCTCAGCCTTGGCTGCATCATCGTTGGCACGCTGTGCATCCTCGGCATCCAGTTCTGCACCAATAGAGGCATCGAGGGCGTTCTGTCGCCAAGTATTAAACTCGTCCTTGGTCAGTGCGATATTGTCCTTGCCATCAGAAAGCACAATCTTGCCATCCTCGCTATATCCGGCAAAGGTCATTTGCATAGGTTCCTCACCTGCTTCCATGGCAACCTCCACGGTGTCGCTAGGCTTCAACCCACTGCCATCATACTGGGCAAAGAACTGCTGTTGTCTCGCATTCTTCTGCTCAGTAACCTGCTGATTGATGTAATCATCCATAGGAATAGGCGTGCCCACTTCCTTGATTTCGGCACTAGAAACCTGCTTGATGGCAGGATTTCCATCCTCATCAGGCACAACCACGAAGCCACCACCATACTCATTGGCTTTCTTCAAGAATACCTGTTGACCTGTAGTAAGGGTAGCTGGAACGATATTTCCGTCTTCGGTCTGATAAGTCCAAAGAAGCTCCTTCAAGGCATCACCATAGCCATCATCAGCATGTTGCAGAGCATCATAAACGCCTTTCTTGGCATCCTGAGCCTCCACATACTTACGCACGGCATCCTGTTGTGCTGTAGTCATTGAGTTGGCACGCTGAGCCACAAACTGCTCCATGTCCTTTCCTTCCTCGTATGCCTTCACCACCACATCCATCATAGCCTCATTATCGGCAAAAGCACGCTTCAATCTAGCCTTCGACACATCATCGTTATGGTCAATCGCTTTCAAGCCCTCAGCATCCCCATTCTGGTAGGCATTCTGTCCCATCACATAGGCATCAGATTTGCTTTCATTGGATGCAGTAGTGGCATCAGAAGGACTTGAACCGTTCTCCACCGAAGGTGTACCCTCCACATTTGAAGGCGTTTCACCCCCAACTGGAGGCGTTGGCGGTTCTGTTGGTGGAACATCAGAAGAAACAGAAGCATCTACAGGCTTTTCCGCTGTAGCCTCAGCATTCTCAGCCGAAGCACCACCTTCTTGTGTGGCACCAGGCAGTTCACGCTGTCCCTCAATCAAGTTTTGATTCATCTGCTCCTTTGCATCGTTCATTTCTCGTTTCAGCACGATGTCGTTATAGAGCTGCTTCTGGTATTCCTCCACAAGTTTCTGCTGTTCGGCAGTGCGAGACTTGCCATCACCTTCTAGAGCCTTGCGAAGCGTACCATGCTCCACACCTTGCGAATCCTCGAAGGTGCGCACATACTCCTTCATGATAGGGCTATTCTCGAAAGCACTATCATAGAAGTGGCGATAACTGTTCACCATCTGCTGCTCCTGCTCGGTCAGTTCCATGCCTTTCTGCTGTTTCTGCATGATGTCACCGATGGCACTGGCATTCTGATGAAGATAGATTGCAGCCTTATCCTCGTCATTCAGTTGCTCACCTGCGGCATACTTATCCCTAGCTTGCTCATATATGGTGTTCAGTCTATCCTGCAAGGCATCGGTATGGTAAGCCTTTTCATACTCAGAAGTGATATTCAGCGACTTCTCGAAGTCTAGCTTCTTCTCGTCCTTACGAGCAGCTTCATGCGAAGAGTATTCCTTACGTTCCACCACTCCACCATCCTTGTTATAGGTATCGAGATAGTATTTGCCATCATCACCAAGATAAACTTCTGAGTCGATAACTGGCGAGAAGGAAGAAGGGCGTTTTCCTTCCACCACAGCCATCATCTTTGCCTTCAATACCTCTGGCACGCTCTTATCGTTCATCAGGTTCATGTACTTATCAGTGAGTTGCCCCATCATCTGCACACCTTCACCATCTGCACGATAACCATTGATGCCCAACTTCTCGAAGGCATCACGCAAATCATCATAGCCGAATCTCTTCAACTCGGCAATATCTTGGTCGTTGAAGTCAAACTTGCGGTTAAACTCCTTGGCATCCTTGAATCGGGCATACTTGCCCACCATACCAGGAAACCCGATGGAAACAAGATTAGCCATACTCTCCAAAGCACTCTCGGCAAAGTCCTTACCTGTAGGTTTGAAATTAGGGTCGTGTGCCATACGCTCCAACATCTGCTGACCTGTCATAATGCTAGAGTCCACCACCTTGCCACCTACATCTGCAAGAACATTGGTAGCCAAGCCTCTGCCCTTGCCTACCATATTGGCGATTGTACCACCTTGCATAATGGCACCTACGGCACTCTGCTTAGCCACCTCTCCCAAAGTATTGGCAAGAATCTTGCCCACTGAAGGATTGTAAACCTTGCCATTCTCATCTAACTGGCCAGTACGATAAATTTCATCAATAGGCTTGGAGATAGCCGACTGTCCACCGAAGGTTACTGCACCATGAGCAGCACCTGTCTTCAACGCCATTCCCTTACTCTTACCAATGAGAACCTTGGCTGCACGCTCTGCCATCTTGGCTTCCATGCCCTTAGCCATCAAGTCGCTAGCCAGTCTGCCCTCAGCCTTGGCAAGCATACTCTTGGTTACCTTGCCACCTGCGGCACCAGGAAGCCAATAACTCCAAGCATCCCCTGCAAAGGTCAACGCTCCACTGCCTACACGCTCCCAGAAGCCCGGCTGATACTGCTGGTCAGCCATATCCTCCAGCCAGTTCTGATAGTCGGTCTGTACCAACTTTCGTGTTATCTTGCCCACTATGGTATTGCCCAATCCAGTATTCATTATATACTCCGCACTACCCTTTGGTATCATATTCTTCACCTCCAACTGATTGAGCTGAGCCTTCAACACTTCATCAATCATCGGCTTAAACTGCTTAGGGTTTCCGCTCAGAGTTCCATTCATGCCATATCGCTGCATCACCTTGAAGGCTGCATTGCTCATATCGTTCAGAAACTGAGGATTCTTGTAAAGACCATTAAACTTCTTCTGCAATGCACTGAGGATTTTCTGAGGGTCTTTGGCTTGATTAGCCTCATACTGAGAAGCGATGGCAGTACCAAGGCGAAGACTGGCTGGAATATTCTGACTTCCTTCCATACCTTCGTTGAATGCCTTGCTACCTTCTTCCTGAACCTTGTTATACTCTTCCACTACAGATGGATTCACATACTTACTGATAACACTAGAAAGAGCCTCATCAATATCCTGATTCATCAACTGGTTCTGAATAACCTCATCATTTGAATAGAGACGAGTGGCAAGGTCTTCCGCTGTTTTGCGGTAGTTCTCTCCATACTTCTTCACAAGACTTTCTACCATAGCTGGCTTCACCATACCATTGATAAACTGGTCATAGCCATGCGTCTGGGTGATATACTGTCCAGTCTCATCCAAGGCAACACTGTTTATGATACCATACTGAGAAGCCATCTTCTTCAAGTTGTCCTGCACAGCATGAGAATGCCAGCCATTCATTACAGCTTCGTCCACACCTTCTACAGTATCTCCCAACTTTGATACAAACTCATCAGTAGTTCGCTGAGCGAGGCGATTTGCTGCACGGTTCATGGCTCCCATAGCCATACTTTGTGCCTCCTCTTGATTCTGAGCTTGTCCGCTAGCCATCAAGTCATACATAGTTTCAGACAAAGCATCGCCCTTGCCTACATATTTATTATAGATAGCATCCACCTGCTGGACTGGAGCTGCACCTGTAATTGCATCAACATCCTTCACAGTAGGCTTAGGTTGCTCGGTAGCTGGTGCATTCTCTTGATTAGAATGCTGTACCTGCTGATTATTGTCTTGTGGCTGCTGCATATTATCACCAAGAAGCATATTGGTAATCATGCCACCCATTTTCTGCTCTCTGCCGATATTACCTGCATCCACCTTCGGCATCATGCCGAGTGCTTGCGAAATCAAGCTAGGCTTCTTTAGCTCGCCTCGCTGATACTCATCATTCAGCTGTGCCAAGTCCTTGAAGTTGCTCGGCTTGTTGTCAGGAGAGTTGAAAGCATCAAGTACCTCCTGAGGATATTGAGACTGTTCTGTTCCCTGAGAAGATGAAGAAGGAGAAGGTTTCTTGCCTACCTCGTTGATAGGGGTAGCGTTTCCACTGGTATCATACCAAATGTAACCTTGCTTACGATATTCTCCCACATCCTCGATAGGCACATCCACCTTCTGCTTCTTATCGTCAAACATGGTGATATAGCCACCCTCGAAGTCCTTGGCGAAGTTATCCATGCCTCGCTGCTGAACAACCTCGTCTGGGATGTCATACTCGTTGTTGTCCTTATCCCATACGTGATAAGTCAACTTAGATTTGTTGTCTTTGTCTGCCATATATTATGTTATTTTCTTATATACTTTGAATAATCTACCTTTGTGCTCGAAGTTCCCTTGGCTGGTTTTCCACCATAAGGGCGAACGGTTCGCTTCTTGCCTTCCTTAGCCATCTTAGCCCTAGCATAAGCGGATGCCTGTTGGCGATTGTACTTGTTAGCCCAAGTTCCACCTCTTCCATCAGTATTGCCACCGATATTCATACCATTGTGTGTAGCCCATTCATTCACATGCTTCTTGAAAACAGGGTTGTTCACATAGTTGGTATTGAAATCGTCCGCTTCCTTGTTATCAGCATTTTCCCTGTTTGTCTTCTGCGTCTGAGCATTGTTCTTGGCAATAGTAGAATTGTTCACACCTATATGAGAACGTTTGTCAGCTGCTCCTGCATTGGCATTGTTGGCTTGGGCTGTTAGTAAGTCGCCCTTCTTACCCCTCAACTCGTCTTCCGTCTTTTTCTTCGCCTCATTTAAATCAGCACCAGTCGAATGCTGTCTTGCAGATTGAGTAGCTTCATCAACCTTAACAGGAGTAAGAGCATCAACCTGGTTCTTCTGCGAACCACGATAAGCAGCAAGGGCTTCATTAGCCTTGGCTGCTGCCTCTGCTTGCATCTGTGCTTGCTTATTCTGTCTGTCCTTCCAAATATTCGCCATCATCTGGTCATATCCTTTCTGACGAAGGGCATCAGTGCCTTCCCTCAGCTTTCGTTGGCGTTCCGTCAATGCCTGGGCTGATTCTACCTTCTGCTCAGGAGCACCGATAGCTGTGCCGAAGAAGTTGCCGATATGTTGGAAGAGGTTGCCTAACTGTTCCCATTTGGCTTGCCTCTCGGCTTTCTTCTGCAAAGCAGCATTGGCTGCTACAGTCTTATCCACATCACCAAGAGATTGAAGCCATGGCATAAAAGAAGCCCAATCGCCATTGCCATTCTTCTCGAAGTCCCTCATGATGTCATAAGGCTTCATCTGCTGCAAGAGAGGATTCTGCTCTATATCGGCATAAGGTTTGCTCCAATCAATCGAAATACCTTGGTTTGGAGTTACCTCGGTTACTTCCTCAGTTGGTTGCTGAGTGAAGGATGGCTGATTACCAACCACCAATCCATTTGTATCTATTGGAGCTGTTGCAGTTGTAGAAGTAGCTTGTGCTGCTGCACTATCCCCACTTGGCGGTGTCGGTGTCTGCACAGAAGAAGTAACAGGCTCAGATGGTGCTGACTGCCCATCACCATTGGATGGAAAATCGGTTATAGGTGTCACAGCCGTAGCTGGACGCTTTGGAGTTAAATCGTCACTCATAAATCCCATATCTACCTCCTTTCCTTACAACGGCAAACTACTTGCAGCACTAGCCAAACCACTAGCTGCACCTCGAATGGCTTGCGACTGAGCCAAACCCTTTTCCTTCTTGGCGGTAGCGATGTAGTTGGTCATTTGGTCTATCTGAGAATCTGCGGTGTTCCATACATTCTGTTTCTGTTGGGCACCTTGCACCGCGGCTTGTTGCATCATGTTGCCCACTTGCTCATTGGCTGCTTGTTTGCTCAGTGCCACAGATTCATCACTACCACCACTCACGATGTTGGTATTCTTGGCTTTCTGCGTGGCATTATCCAGCACCTTCTGGGCGTTGGTCACTGCCACCTGGTTCTCGGCTGTCTGTGTCGGGTCCTGATAATAAAGATTATCTCGGTGGTCCTTCACCTGCTGCATACGATTCTCAAAGGTCTTGATGTATTCGTTGTATGCAGCATTTTGTTTTTTGGCTGCTAGAGCACCACCTACAGCAGATACTCCTAAGCCAGCAATACTTCCTATAAGTCCCATAAAATTCGAATTTAATGTTTAAACAGTGCTAAAGTAATGCGTTTTTCTCACCTATCTGTGATAAGTTGCGCAACTTGAACAACAACTTTCGTTATTTTTCACTATATTTGCACTCGAAAAGTATCAGTAAACAATAAAATTCTATAGAATATGGCAACAAAAAAAGACAATAGCAATGAGCCGAAACCAAAGCGAAAGAAGACTGGTGGACGCAAAGCTGGCACGACAAACAAGATTACAAAAACGGTACGTGAAAGCCTTAGCGATGCCATCACTGGCTATTTTAACGGCATCAATGAAAATGGTTACTCTCTATTCAGCGACCTCATGCAGATACAAGAACCTGCTGGACGCTTGGCTATAGTAGCCAAGTTCCTCCCATACGTTGCTCCAAAACTCCAATCTATCTCGTTCAATAATGATGAGCATCGAAGCCTGTCTGTGGAAGAGACCTTCATGGAGCTGGAGGAGAAATTTGAGAAACAAGAGACCAACATCAACATCAAGAATCTCAAGATTGTTAATAATGGCTAAATACAAGAAATGGGTAGCCCTCTCTAAAATTTTGTCTACTTTAGAGAAGACTACCCTATGGTATGAAATTGACTGAATCCGTCAAATATTAAGTTTTATTGGCACAATTTTAAGATATATTGGCACAGTTTTACGATATACTAGCTACTTTTTATCCCTCATGCGCTCAAAATACTTTGTCTGGTCTTTGGTGATATTCTTCACCTTTATCTGTATGGTGCAAGTGCTAGGCACGTTGTCGTTTATGTTAACCATCAGTTGGTCAATAATCTCATCTGTGTTCTTGTAGCCCTTTCCATCCACATGAGCCACCACCTCGCCCATGAAGAAGGCATCGGCACTGAGTTCAAAGGTTTCCTCCACCTTTTCAAAAACAGGCGCATGATACTCCTGTATTCGTCTGCTTGTGTCATTGGTAAAGAAAATCTTCTCCACCACCTTCTCATTCAGTTCCCAGGCTCTAGAGAAATCTGGCTTCACATATCCCATGGTAATCTTATGAGTACTGATGTGATTCATCGCAAAACCTATCTCTTCATAATTGGCACCAATATCATTTTGAGCTATGGTAGCCCAAGTATGGCGAAAAGTATAAGGTGTTATCTTCAATTCACTATCCTTCAATGTATTCACACAGAATTTCTTTAGGAATATGCACAAATTACCATCCATCGACCTGCTACACCCATAGCTTTTGTGAAAATTAAACAGATAAGGGTCTTCTTTATCTGAGAAATACTTCATCATGGTAGGTATGAGCATATCTGGTACTTTCATTTCTATATAAGCTTCATCAGCTCTAACCGTTCGTGTCTTCTGTCGCTTGTAATGCAAAATACCATCGTAATAGTCAACCTTCTTCATTTCATACAGGTCAGCCACATTGATTCCGGCAAGACACAATACCATCTTGCACACATCCACAGCCAAACATTCTGTCTTAGAAGAAGGAATTACTGAAAAAATCCTTCTGCAATCTTCCATCAAGATAGCACGCTTTTTGGGAATAGCATGCTTATGATACTCTACTTTAGTCCAAGGATTCACCTTTATCCTTACGATGTCGTTATCATAATCATTATATTTAGCCACACCTGCCTTGAACATCTTTTTTAGGAACTGAGGATAGTAAGATTTCTTTGCCTTGGAATCCTTCATACTATCTATCCATCCTTGCACTAGTTTGGTGTTCAATTCACTAAACATTACCTTCTCTGAACCACAATATCTTTCTATACTATTCAGGGTATTGCGATAATTTACAAGAGACTGAGGTTTCAATGTTTCAGACAACTCATCAATATATTCTCTTGCAAAGTCTGAGAAACACACATCTGCATCGTTCTGTTCTAGATAGTCCCTAACCTGTTCAGCACTCCAAGAACGGATGTCTAGCTTATTAAGCTTGAACATCCATTCTTCAATAATTTGGTTCAGTGGATTTAGCACAAAAGAATCCTTCACATCATGAGAACCCTTCACGATGCCTTTCTGTCCCACCATCTTGTTCGTCTTAATATAAAGCGACCTACGATTATGAGTCATTCGAATGTACACTTGGTAAAAACCATCTGACCTCTGATGCTGAACAACAATTTTAAATGTAGCCAT